TCTGCCGGGTATAATATTTATATTTACATTGGAAAAGAACATTCCAACTATTTCAATGCACGTTCAGATAACTAAAATTTGCATAAAAGATAATATAACATTTAAGACTATTTTTATAGTATATATTAAACTAATCGAAACATTACAAAACGTAGATTTCCATTCTCTACTTTTACTTTTTCATTTTAAACCAGAAAACACTATTAAGGATGAAATTATCAGACATTAGCCAGTACTGCAAAAAACATTTTCCTAATATTTTTGAACTTTTATCCGCACGAATGGGCGCAGCCATCGACATGGAAGAAAGGGCGCGTATTTACATAGGTTCCTGCACGCTGCTTTTCTTTTCTGCCGGATTGTCTTACGACAGTATCAGTTATCTGTTTACGGGCACTTACTTTTTACTGGCTGTGAACCTGGTTACCTTATCCGTATTTGTTGTACTGACAGTGGTGTTTTGCTGGGAGAAGCTGGGTGTCTATGCTACACTGGCCATATTGCTATTCACCATACAGGTTAATACCTCCGTCTCCATAACCTGTAACTATGCCGGCATGGCGGCTGGCGGTGACATCATAATCCACCACGACCTGTTCATCAGCTTCCTTGTGTGCGTGCTCGCCTCACTGACACTGAAGAAAAACCATGTATACGCTCTCTGTGTGATGCCCATGACATCGTTTGCCACGTCCCTTGTATTATATTCTCCGACATCTCTTTTATTGTATTTTCCGAGTTTATTGCTGGCGTACGCTTCACCGCCCGTCTGCCTGGCATATATGCGTATATTCCTGTGGGATACGCTCAGGGAAAAGGAAAGGCTGTTGCGTGAAAAGCAATCGCTCTGCCGCCTGATGGGAATGAACGAGCAACAGTGGGACTTGCTCATTGACGTACTCCAGGCTCCCCGTGTGCCACGGGAACAGACGGAGCAGCTTTTCGAGACGATACAGGAGGCTGTTAGCAACCGGCTGATTATAAGGGCCAAGCGGTTACTTGTAAGCGAGGAGTTATTCGGAAAGATAAATGAGAAGAAAGGTTTCTGCCTGACGCCCAAGGAGGTGCAGTTATGCGTATTGATTCTGGAGGACAAGTCCATTCTGGAAATCAGCAGGGCGTTATACATCAACGAATCCACGGTAAGAGGAAACCGCTCGCGTGTCCGGAAGAAACTGGGGCTCGACAAGCAGGCTAACCTGAAGGCATATCTGGGACAATTGGTGGCGGAAGTAAAGAGCGGCTCTTAGATTTTTTTTCATTTTTCGAGGCGGGTTCTAAAAAGTTTGTCTATATTTGCAGCCGATAGGAGCAAGTGGCAGACGCTTTTGTTTTAAAAGCGGACTATCTCATGCATATATTTTCCAAACGACACGCTTTCCGCTTTCAGGAAGGCAAGGGCAGGTTTCTCGTTTCCGGGACGCTCTTTTTACTGTTACTTTTATTCAACCCGTATAGTTCGCAGGCGCAACGCGTGGCTGTAAAGACCAACCTTGTGCAATGGGGCGCCGCTTCACCGAACCTCGGGCTGGAGTTTGCACTGGGAGACAGGTTTTCCCTGGAATGTACCAGCGGAGCAAGCCCTATACGTCTTTTCGACACATGGTATTTCAAGCACCTGCATTTGCAGCCCGAACTCAAATACTGGTTCGGAACGCTGATGGCGGGCCATTATGTCGGCGCTACCGCTTTCTTCTCTACTTTCGACCTTGCGATGGGGAAAAGGGCAGCTTTCGGCGATGCATACGCTTTCGGGGCTACCTACGGTTATCAATGGATTCTCTCACGGCGATGGAATGTGGAACTGGCTGCCGGTCTGGGAGCCATCCGACACCGCACGGTACGTTATGTGCCCGGCACCGGACATGGCGAGCCCAATCAGTCGGGCTGGGCCATCGCGCCCGTCAAGCTGGGAATCTCCTTTGTATATATACTCAAATAAAACAAACGATATGAAACTGATACAAAGAATAGTATTGGCTGTGGTGTGCTTATTTGCCGCACTGCCTTCATTCTGCCAGAATCCGAAAATGGAAATTACAGGTACGGTGATGGATGACGACGGGCTGCCCGCCATGTCGATTGTCATCCGGGACAAGACGGAGAACGGGGATGTATATGGTATCACGGACTATGACGGTAACTTTAAGATCATGGCAGACCCTACCACCAGCCTGCACCTCTCGGGATTGACGTATGCGCCGAAGGTGGTGAAGCTGAAAGGAAAGCAGAAAATCAACGTGGTGATGTCCTTTGATACACAACAGTTGGATGAGGTGGTGATTGTGGCCAAACGTATCACCAACAAGCTGGCGCCGGAACCTACCGATATTGAGATTGTAGGCAACCAGTATATCATCCGTCCGAAGGTGAAGATACCCAAAGAAATGTTCAAGCCCAACAGCCGGGTAATTGTACAGCCGATGCTGGTGAATATCACAAGGAACACACAGAAGCTGTTCCGCCCCGCCGTGGTGACGGGCAAGGAATACGCCATCACGCTGGAACGCATGATGGAATTCGACCTCACGCAAGACCCCCTGCATCCCTATTATGAGAAAAGCAAGCGGATTGATGGTAACGAGGTCATCGCTTATGTAGACTCACTGTATCTGGACGATCCCGACGACGAGTGCCGCTGTGACATCTTCATGTACTTGGTGAATTACCGCAGGACAACCTATCAGGACACGGTGGTGATAGCCAAAGGTACCATCAACCCGATGCGGTTCTTCGACTTCAATATCGGGGCACAGAAGATTACGGACGAGAAGTACGTGCCACGACCGAAAAAGCAGTTGCGCGGGGACAAGGGACAGGTGAACCTCACCTTCCTTATCAATACGGCCAAGATAGACTATGACGACCCGAACAACACGGTGGAACTGGAAAAGATGCAGGGAAAGCTCACCCATGTGGATAATGACCCGAATTCGGAGTTCATGGCATTCAGCGTTACCGCTATATCATCGCCGGAAGGCCCGTACCAGAGTAATCTCAAACTGGCATGGAAGCGTGTGGCTACCGCCAAAGAAACCATTCTGAAATGCCTCAATCCGGGTACTGTGCTTGCCATGCAGGACAGTATCAGTTTGGATGCGCGGGTGGATACCTGGGAAAGCGTGGCGGCCCTCATGGAGAGGGATTCGGTGCCTGCCGAAGGGGTAAGGGAAGCCATAGAACGTAATCCGGGAAATATGGAAGCGCAGTACCGGCAGATAGTACGCCTGCCAAATTACCGTAGTGTCATCTTCAGCGATTACCTGAAACAACTCAGACGGGTGGAATACAGTTTCAGCTATTCGGTGATGAGACTGCTCAATGATGACGAAATCCGCCAGATGTACAAGAAGAATTACAAGGACCTTGTACAGTATGAGTTCTGGCGCATGTATGTGAACGCCAAGACGGATGCGGAAAGGGAAAAGATATGCTGGCAGGCACTGGAGGTTTATCCTAAGTTTATGCTGTTTGCCAACGAGCTGGCAGTGATACTGATAGACCGCAAAGAGGCGGATGTTACCTTATTAGAGCCTTTCATCACCGACAAGGCACCGCAGGAACTGCTTTGCAACCACATTATAGCCTTGTTGGACGATAAAGACTATGTTCGCGCCGACTCCGTAGCCTCGATGCTGATGGACAGTCCGGTAACGGCCGACGTGAAGGCGCTTGCCGGAGCGTTCAACGGTAACTTCCAGGCGGCTTACGACCGGTTTGCATCCCGTGGGGGAACAAACGAGGTGGTTCTTCTTCTGGCACTCAAACGCAACGAGGAAGCTTTTGACAAGACGGACGAATTGCCGGATGAAGCGCTTACCTATTATCTGCGTGCCGTAGCTGCCAACAGGCTGGACAAGATTACGGATGCTTTTGCTAATTTGAAGAAAGCGTTTGCGGCTGATCCCAAGCTGAAGGATGTGGCACGGATAGACGGGGACGTGACGGATTTGCTGCAACAGTTGGAGGATGAAGAAAAGGAGAAGGCGGAACAAGCGAAGCTGGCGAAGGAGAAAAAGAAGGAGAAGGAAGATGCGGGCGGTGAAGAACCGGTTGTCCCTGCAACCACGGAAGAATCCGGAGTTTCGCTGAATATTGAAACGACTGTAACCGATATAAAGGGGAAGGTCAAGAAGGCGAAAGCACCCAAGGAAAAGAAACCCAAGAAGGAGAAGAAGCCTAAAAAGCAAAAGGTGAAAAAGGATGAGAAGGACGGGAAGGCGGAAGAAGCAACAACGACGGACTTAACGCCGGAAGCTTTGTCTAATGGTACGGACAGCGTACGCATGGAACTCAAAGCGATCACCGACACCATCAGCCCGATCACTCCTATTGTGATAACAGACACGATAAGCAACACCGCTCCGGTTATAGAGGAAGCCATCATCGGGGACACCATCGCCGAGCCGGGAGCGGAAGCACCGGCTGAAAAGGTGGAGAAAGCAAAGAAGGTGAAAAAGGAGAAGAAGGTGAAAGCCAAGAAAGAAAAGGGCAAGAAAGAAAAGAAAGCCAAGGAACCGGCTCAAACGGAAGGTGAAAGCGATGCGGTTGCCGCCCAAGCACCGGAACCCAGCCGGGCGGAGATGAAACGCAATAAGGGAGGAAACGGAGAAGAAAATAACGATAAAAAGGAAGATGACAATGAAAACGAAACCAAATAAGACTGGGTACCTGTTGATAGCCCTACTGTTTTTGATGTGCCTGCCTGCGGGCATGATGGCGCAAAACCGCCAGAAGAAGGACACCGTTCAACGGAAAGAGAACATCAAGGCGTCCGAATACATGATACCCAAACGCCGGGGCGCGGACAAGTTCGCCTCAAAGAAGGGAACGGAACATCTGTTCTTCTCAGCCGGCGCCGGCATGACGCGGTTATTTGATATGGGAAGTAAATTCGCCGCCCACGGTCCGAGGGCTTCGCTGTATGCGGGCAACTGGATAACACCGGTCATCGGTATCCGTGGCGGAGTGGATTACAGCATGTGGCGGGGTGACAAGGCTACCAACCTCGTAGGGGTAAGCGCGGATTACCTGATTAACCTCAGCTCTTTTGCAGCGAGATATAATCCCAAACGCGTGTTTGAAGTGGTGGCTGTTATAGGCATCAGCTACCAGGCAACCATGATGCCCGGAGTGGAAACCATCCATTCATACGGGCTGCATGGGGGATTGCAGGGGAAATTCAATATTTCCCCCGCCTTCAACCTGTTCATCGAGCCGCAGTTAGGGCTGTACCCCGACCGCCTGGACAATCATTTCTCATGGAGGCGCTATGACCTGGTTGCCTCCGCTATGGTGGGCATCACTTATAAGCCTTCGGGATTCAGCCAGTCATGGTTGTTGCAGAACGGCTTCGCCTCGGTTTCAGCCGGAACGGGGAACACGGGGAACATGCTGTTCAATACGGAATTTGCACTGGGCAAATGGCTCGGGAAGTCACGTATAAACGGCATCCGCATCTCGGCGGGAAGCAGCACGGCATTTCTGGACAGCGATGACAACGGGGCGGACAAGGATTTCAATGTGAACCTTTGCGCCGATTATCTCTGTAACCTCACGACTTTGTTTGCCGACCGCAAGAGCCGGGTGTTCGACCTGATCTTCGCCGGAGGTATCGGAAGTTATTTCCCCGGTGCGGAATCCTCCGCCCCTATCGTTCTGAACGGACGCATCGGGTTACAGGGACAAATGAGGTTGTCGGAGTTTATGGGCGTATGGATTGAGCCCCGAATCAACATATTCAAGGACAAGAGCTACCGAGCGGACTTGCAGGAACCCATACGGGGGACGGTAGGCGTAATGATAGGAACCAGTTATAAATTTTAAGGATACATGCGGAAAGGAAAGGCGGGTCTCTTGAAAAGGGAGATTATTACAGAAGTCTGTAAGCGGGTGAAGTGTATGAGAAAGGAAGCTGATGGCATCATAAATGCTTATACGGATGTGATAATCGAAGAGTTGAAGGAGGAACGCTCTTTCAGGATAGAGCGGCTGGGAACGCTGCGATATGTGCGCTCGCAGCCACGGAACGGGTTTAACCCGCTCAAACAAAAGAAGGAAGTTTTCACAGGTAGAAACAAGATAAAGTTCACTCCCTCGAAGGCGGTGGCAAAGTTGCTCAATCCGCCGGAAGATGCCGGGGAGGATAAAGAAGATTAAAAAGACACTATATTTCCCACGAAATATAATTGGGGGCTGTAACGAACTGTTGTGAAACATTCTGCCCCGTTTCTCACTAATAAACGTTCATGCTGTGAAGCATGGCCTTATTTCCCTAAAAGGCGCCCTGCCGTGAATTTCCCTAACCCCAGCGGACGGGGCGCCTTATTTTTTGAGAATAATACATCATTTCATATATGACCGGCTGCGTCAGGAGTGGCGATAGCCTTATTGTTTGTTTTGTTTTTAGGCACCTAATGTATTGTGAAATACTTGTGGCTAATAAGCCCTTCGCCGTAAAAGGCAAGGGCTTTCTTACTTCCGGACAGGACGGGCGTGAATCTCCACCCGTTTGTCATCAAGGATACGTTTCATGGCTTTCCAGACGGGCATCTCTTCGACACCCGCAATCTTCAAAGCTTCTACAATCATGGTGTTCTCCACGAACCGGAGATATTCGTCTTCAGGAACCGGGATACGCCTGTCTTCCTGTGTTTTAAGTCTTGCCATAGGGAGTTTTGTTTTAGGAGTGGTAAAGGGAGGACTGCCTATTTTCACAAACCGGACGTCCTTTGGATTAAACAAACAAATATAAAAATCTTCTAATTTCTTCTGTACTTGCTAATTTCGACAGTTCATTTCCGTCCGAAATCGGCGGGAATTTCTCCCCATTCGTCATTTTTCCAGTGAATAATTTGAACAGTAGCCACCTGTGCCGACATGACTTTGAGGAAACATTCGGCACGCAGCAGGTCGGTTACGGGCTTTTTGGATGCCGTCTTCTTGTCACGGAACCAGGCGATAGCCGTCAAGCTATCGGTGTAAACAGTCCGGGGGTGGTAGTCATGCTCCAATATGTATTTCACCGCCGCGATTACGCCCAGGAACTCACCGATATTCACGGTCTTGTTGTCAAGGGAACGGTAGAACAGTTCTTCACCTGTTTTCAGGTCTACGGCACGGTATTCGGTCAGGCCGTTCTTGTGGGAATGCGCGCAGTCGGTGGCGATGCCCTCTGTAGGGCGGCTACCGGACGTCATAGCCGTCTTCACGCATCTGCCGGATTACCTCTTCCGCACGGTCGAGGAAGTCGGAAATAACGCCGCTCTGGTTGGAAATATCATTCCTTTTGTTCAGTATTGCCAGCACTCCGGCTTTGGTGCGGCTGGAAGAGGTCTTGCCATTTAAGGGGTCGAAATAAACAGTCTTGCCACCGAAATGCACAGTCACCTGATATGTTTTTCCGGGCACGACGAAAGATTCAACGGTAGCGTTGAAGAGTACCCGGACGGCGGATGTGACCACGTATCCGTTTTTTCTGTGCATGGGTTTGAGTTCTACATCATACAGGGTATCGGGGAGAACCACCCCTTCCAGTTCTTCGGAAAGGATACAGATCCTCTTCCGGTAAACGGATTCCTCACGGACACCTTTAAGTATGTTGTCTTTGGTTCTGGAAACAAATCCGACGAGCTTGCCCGTTTTGGGGGATTTTACGAATTTCAACTGTGTCTTCTCAGTCCTATCAGTCATTATGCCTATGTCATAGGTTCAATATCTTATCAGTCAATTAACAATATGGATTCAATCAATTAATGCTTTCCAGCGGAACAAAATTAGGGCTTTGAAACCGGATTTCCAAATAATCGGGATGATTATTTTCCGGCTCCAAAGCCCTGTATTGATAGGGATTTAACGCTCCTTAACGCAGCCTTTGGGCCTTCGAAAAGTGGGCAAAACGCTCGTCCGTACGGGACGTGTTGAACGGAAATTCACACTTCCAGTAACGGTAGACTCTATCTTCGGGTGAAGTCCTGTAATACACGTCGTTATGGTCTATCCACTGCACCCCCTGTTCGGTGTTCCTGTCTATATATGTGGGACTGTCCGGAATCTTGGGGTTGGGACCTGCATAAAGGTTGCACTTGTCACGGCCTTCCACAAATATACAGTGAATTTCTAAGATCGGATCGACATCATATTTGCGGGCGAATGCTGCGAACTCGTAAATATCCGTCTCATACAAGCTACCGCCGAAGTGTTCGGGCGCTTCCTTTTGCAGGCGTTCCATGGCTTCCTGAATGGGTTTGCGGGATTCGATTTCCTTCAGGCGTGCGGGAGTAACCGCTTTACTTGTCACGTAGGCTATCCGGAACCCGTCACCGCCACTGTCGGTGACATGGAGGTTGCAGAGGTGTTCCACCCTTTTCCAGGCATCGTCTATCGGGTCGGTGGTATCGGCGCAATCCTTGATGCAGATGATAATGACGCCAAATACCACCATGATGGGTACAGAGAACCTTGCTATAAGGATAATCCATACCTGCGTGTTGTCGTTATTCTTCGGGCTCATAGATTTTGAGTATGTGGGTTCCGTCTTCGTCGCGTGTCTCATTGGTACAGGTGGCATATCCCCGGGCGGTCAGCCTTTTGCGGTAGCTCTCCAGTTCTCCTGCCGGGAAGCGGGTCACATGGATGGCCGCACCGTTCTCTTCAAGGTAAAGCTCCTGCGGGATTTCCAAAGCCTGGGAGACAAGGGCGGAGTCTTCCAGAAAACACTCGTAATTACCGGCTACATGGAAAAGCACTATCGCGTCTCTCCCGAACCTTTCTTTCATTACGCCGACGATATGCCTGATATAGTCAGCGTTAATCAGTTGATTGTCTTTCATTTCTTCTTTTATCAATTGTTATCAGTTAAACTTTATTCTATTTTTACCTGCCTGACAAGACACGCGTCGCACAACCCGCCGTAACGGGTGAACTTATACTTGCTCACAGGACTGCCGCAGCAGGTACAGGCGAATTTCTTATTGGCTTCTTTCTTGTAAATAATCAATTCGATGGCGCTCAGGGATAATCCGTAGGCTTCCGCCAAAGCGCGGGCGATGTGTCCGCCGTGGTGCCTACCCTGATTTTTGATTTCCATGTACTCGCTGCGGATAATGGCAGCACGGCAGGCGGAGGTGTCCAATACGTCGTGTTCGGAGAGCTTTTCAATCGTCGGACCGTCAATCTCCAGGATGCGGGATAGTTTCTCTTTTTCCCGGTTGGTCAATGTCTTTTTCATGCAGTAAAGGTGGTTTGGAATATATATAGGGAACGTTACGCACCATATATATAGTCGTTTGGTTAATAAATAGCTGTAAATTAGCCCGTTATTACCGTACCACTTTGCTATGTATAATGACAAGGCAAATATACGGTTTTCCGGGCGATTTATCGGTAAGGAAACAGGGTAAAAGAGAAGAATGCCCGGCCTTCTGTTCCTGTTCCTGCGGAAGATTAGGGAAAGCCGGGGAAATGAAGTTTGAAATGAAATAGGGAAGACGGCTCAGGTCCTGTGTTACCGCTATTATCCCATAGTTATCAGGTGGTAACCCATCGAATCGAATTCGGCAGCTTTGATTAGGCCGCCCTCATAGGCTACTTTTATCTCCGGAAGCAACATGTCCTCATCCACACCGTAACGGTTCATGGTGTTAGTGCATAAATAGAACTGCACATTTTCACCCGCCAGACGGGTTATATTCTCTTTGAGGGTTTTCATATTCGTACGTTTCAGGCAGGATAGCAAAGCGGTGCCTATGGCAACGACGGCAATATTTTCTACTTTACCGGACTTCAATAAATTGTCGGCATGTGAGAAGGCTTGTTCCCAGTAGCCGTCTTCACGAATAAGGAATACAAAACTGAATTTTTCCATGATATGCGGTTTTTCATGGAGAACAAATGGAAAAACATAATGTTCCGGATTTATGTCAGGATTTCATGACGACTCATTAATCCGGTTAATAAAAGTGGTGTCGGGACGCTGGAATTTGCCGTTGGCATAATCATTTGCCACCCTCTTATAGGTCAGGCCGCAAATGATGCCGCCGTCGGAATCTGCAAGTCCCATAGAATAGGCTTTATACTCGCCCACAGTCCTGAACTCTCTCACATCGACTGCGCCTCCATGGGCGTTGAGCCACTTGGTTGAAGGAATTTTCCCTGTCTCGTCATATTCCCTGACGGCTGAACCGCCGCAAATTACTGTTGCTTTTATCATGCTATATAAGGTTTTATTCGTTATTTCCCAGTTCGTCTTCAAATGTATCAAGCATATTTTCGTATAATCTGCACAGCCAGTCGAGGTTCTGGCAACCTAAGTCATGGCTGTATAAGGTGGCCGCAAAACCTGTATCTTCATCCTCGACATCCAGACTGATACCGTCCTTGTCAAGGGAGACTTTCCTGACCGAAGAATCGTATGCGTTCCCATTATTGTCAAACCAAACGACATAACACAAGTCGTCCAGATCGTCGTCCAGTTCCAGTTCTTCAAGCCCACGCTCCTTCAGTAGATTGATAATGCTGTTCACAATCTCTTTTCGCAGTCCGTTTACCTTTTGTTGATAATCTTTCATAATCTAATTTCTTGGTTTAAAATTTAATATATTGATAGATACTGTTGATTTCATCTTTATTCAGTCCGATATATCTTTTGGTAGTCCGTACGCTTTCATGTACCAGAATCTCATTAAGATACAGCAGGGATTCGGCGCTTCTGCCACATTGTTCGTATAAGAACCTGCCGAACGTCTTCCTGAAAGAGTGCGTGGAGAAATGCTTGATGGATAACCCGTACTCCCGCTTGAAGTCTTTCAGCTTGTCATTGATGTGCTCCAAAGAATAGGTACGTTTGCGGCGATAGTTGTAAATGAGGGGCATATTTTTTTCAGGCTGCCCCATGAGTACGTAAAGCTCCTGCAATTTGGTAGTGACCGACGGGTTCAGGGGGATGCTGCGCGTCTTCTTTGTCTTATGCTCAATCTTCACCAGTTCGTCAGTGTCGAGCACGTCTATCCAGCGAAGAGTCAGAAGGTCGGATATGCGCAGGGCGGTGCAGAACGCCACCCGGCAATAGAGTTCCCATGTATATTGCTTATCTTTTCTCAGGCAATCACACAGGCGGTTGAACTCGTCAATCGGCAGGTAATCTGAGGTAGTGAGTTGTCCTTTGATGCGTGTCATATTATATTGTAATTTTACTTTTATTCAATTGATTGTTTTGCTTCTCCATATCCGGTTTCAATACTTCCCGAATGGCGGCTTCCTGCTTACGGCGTTGCCAGAAGTTCCAGAGGGCGGATTCTTCTTTGGGTATTTCACGGACTGAAGGCAGACCGCATTTTCCCAGATGTTCGTTCACAAGCCAGCCGCCGTAATAGGTGTCGGGGTTAAGGCTGTCATGCCAGATCACTTCGCCATGGCAACCGTGAATGATAAGGTTACACACTGTCATCATGCAACAAGTACGGTCAATATCTTCCGCCACCAGATAACTCTTGGGGTGTTCGGCATGTGCGGACAACAAAGTGCGCCCACTGCCACAAGTCGGGTCGGAAATCATGCCGTTCTCGTTGACAGCCTTGCCCATAACCATCGTCATCAGCTTGCATACATCATCCGGGGTAAAGTTTTGCCCCAGATTTTTCGTGCGGCTGCTACCGCCGGTAAGAGACATGTACAGGTCACCAAATACATCATACCAGCCTTGTATGGCTATTTGTCTTTTCATTATCAGTATCCAGTGGCAGAGTATCTTCCAGAACACAATGTTGTGTTCCTTTTTATAACTCCATGGTTTAAGGGGTTCGGCTTTCCAAGTGAAGTACCCGATTATGTATCTAAGCATGTCATTGAAGACTTCCGTCATGTCATAGCCGTTAGTATACATGAATTGTCTCAATAATTTCTCAATCTCCCGCACTTCGGGGGGAGCTTCGCAGTTTGTACTCATTGGTAGTAGGGTATAAAAAAAGCGGTAGAGTTTTTAGTTCCACCGCTTCATCAGGGTTATTTGTTTTCGCTTCATTTCTTTTCTTCGTAGCCTTCAACCTGCTTCATCACCATGTTGCAGAAGGTCTGTCCGGCATCCGTGTATTGGCTGAAATACCGTATCATCTTGAAGAAGTTGAATTTAAACTCGCCCCACTTTCCGTAATAGTGGGCGCCCATCACGTTGCCATAGGATTTCCGGAACAGTTCCGGCGTCAGCCCTTCCGTCGCCCGGACACAATTATAGTCCCAGTTTGCGATCCGGAGCATAAGCCGGAAATTCAGCGGTTGGATTTTCCAGGTACCTGAACAGTGTTCCCCGGTTTCTTCTTCGGTAAACTCACCGGAATCGGCATCTTCTGCCAAATTATTGAAAATAACCTCCTTCACGGAATCCGGAATAAATTCAAGCTCTTCGCCTTCAGGAGTGGTGGTGAAGTCCACCTGGATAGTGTGGCCGTAATATAGTTCGGTTAATATTTGTCTCATTGTCAGTTGGTTTTAAAAACTTTTTGTTTTTATTTGATTAATCACAAAAATCCGTTGTACAATATGTTTCAAAATAGCTCTCACAGATAAGTTGATTCCATTCGGCATCACTACCCAAACTATCCCGTAAGTATCCGTAAGTTCGCATTAATTCAAGCCGCTCTTCCTCGTCTATATCGTCAATATTAATATCACCGGAGCACCAGAGTCGCCCATTGGAGATAAATTCCTTTACTTCCGAGACAACTGAAGATAAACGGATCAGTTCTTCCGGATAGCCACCCAATATGTCGTAAATGATTCGCTCGGTAGAGTCCGATTCAGGCAACAGTTTGTCGTGGCAACAGTTCGGCTCGCAATACCAGAACTCCTTATCGGAAAGTGGCAGGCAGAACTGGAGCGTATCGGGGTCGGTAAATTCGATGTTGGGATTGAGTAGGTTTTTCATTTTAGAGTTTCTGTATTTTAAAGCTTTAGAATTTTAGTGCTCGAATGATTTTTCTGTCAGATAATTAATCTTTAGCTCTTTACATACCATCCAATTGATGTTGTCAAGGCTGTACTGGCAATGGCAGGCCAGGAAAGTTTCAATCATATCGCTATCGTCAGACATCTTTGTCGTGATAATGTCCACTTCGTTTGTTTCCTGGCACAAGACAGCAATGGTGATTACCTGCTCTTCCGGGATATTCAGACTTTTGATGAGCAAGCTAATCTCATCCTTGCTCTGTTCATTTGACAGCCATATTTCAAAGGTCTTGTAGGTGACGGCATCTTCCAGAATAGTTTCATAGTCATCTGAACTTAAACCTACCCAGTCATCGTCATCTCCGTACTCCTTGCACATGATATCAATGTGATGTTTTTCACTGATACTTTGCTCTCCCTTGTCGGGGTTTAGTAAGTATAGGGCTTCCGTACGTGTAAGGGATATATCAAAGTTTGTTTCTTTAGTCATTTCCTTTGTTTTAAATTTCTTGTATTACTTTCTTTGCCTTCTTCGCTTTTCTTACTTAAAATTGGTAGTCTACGACTTTGCATACTTCCAGAATCAGACCGTTAATTGACAGCAATTCGCCTTCAATTATTTCACTACAATAGCTCATCTAATTCTTTCATTATATCAGCTTTGGTAGCATAGGCACGCAAACCAAGTAATTGAATAAACAGCTTGCGGTCAATCATTTTAACTCCGCTATATTGGGCAACGTAATTCTGCAACAAACTAATAATAGAAGGTGCCAGCCTATGCCTGTTGTCCTGAACTTGTAAACTACACTGTATTAACTCGCCTAATTCACCCCTTGCATCATATTCATTAATGACTCCACCTATTCTAATTTGTTCATATATGAACTTTCCTTCATCTATTTCGTCGACTTTCTCACATAAGCTTGTAAAAAAGTTTTCGTCAATAATTTGTGATAAAATATCATTCTTTACCATCTCTTTGAAGGATTCTATCTGTTTCGCTGTATACCGTTTCATTTGGTTTCATTCCTCCGTATTCAGTCTGGCTTCAAAGCCTTTAATCACCTCAGATGCAACGTTGCATAACTCCACCTGCTGCTGGAAATAACGTGTCTTGAAACGGCGGTGCAGGAACAGTCTGAAACAACGCCATTTCCAGCGGATTTTCCATGTATGGGGGTACTCTCTTTTCCGGGCATTCAGATAAAAGGCACGATGGGAACAACTACTAAGAAGGCGCATCAACCTGTAGCGCGTGACACCTTCATTGCCTGTATCGGACATGTGATCCCTGACCAATCCGTAAAGGAGGTCAAAGTCAGGCGAGGATTTCAGGTAAAACTCCCGGAAAACAGTGTTTTTATTATTCTTCCACTCTTCCGGAGTACTGGGATAAGGCTCTTGCTTGAAGAGGTTCACTATTTTATTTATCATTGCTGTTTATTGTTACGTTGATATAATTGCCCTTCCTTGGTCACCCTTATGTATCTTTTAGCTCTTGTAAAGGGACTGGAGCAACATTTGTTCTTATTCACTTTAGGCTTGTCACATCCACAAGAACTGCCGGAACAACTGCCGAACAGACTGTGGATGCACATGTAGTATCTCTCGGGGGATTGATTGGCCGGCATAGTATGAAGGTAATTTAATATATTAGTAGGTTCTTGATTCTTAAGATTGTTTAGATTTCGGCAGCTTGCCCGGTTAACTGTTGCAGCGAAAACTGGTTTGTCCAAAATTCCTCGTTTGTATGTTTGCCGAACACTTGGTATATAGCATTGCCATCACGATATATCACGATCTTGAAAAAGTCCAATCTGTTTTCGGGGGAAGCCAGTTTGTCCAGTTCATCGTCATCCAGTTCCACATATACCCAATCTCTGTCTGCCAACAATTCTTCTATGTTCAGCTCTTCGACCAGCTCATCGTCCAATCCGGATTGGAAAAATTCTACCGAACCGTCATGAAACCTTATTGACTGGAAATTGTAATCGTCTTTGAAGGGCTTGACGGCCTCAAGCCTCGTTGCCTGTAGCCTCCTCCATTCTTCCGACAAATGTATAACTGCGAAATCGCAGCAATCCCACTCGCTGTTCGTTTTTGCCCTGATTAGAATTTCTGCTGTCGGCTTGTCTGATACTTTCATTGATTTGAATTTTAATTGTTTATGGATTAGTATGTAATTGATAGGTTATATCCCCTTTAGGTTTAGTCCTTCCAGCGCTCTTCTGGTGGCATCCACCGCATTGGGCGTTATTATTCGCTGCCATGCCCCACTGGTCGGTGCCCAATTGAATGAAAAGTCACGGTTGAGCCTGTTGAGCATTGTGTAGTCCGGCTTCTCATCAAAGAAAATCTGGATACGCTTTATCTCATAATTCAGTACTACTTTGCCACCGTCAAAAGGACATTCCTTGTTCCCCATGCCGGCAAGCTTTTCCTGTTGCTCTTTTACCTTGCGTGCCACCTCTGAAAGCTGGAAGAACTTGTGGCGTTCGGTGATGATCGGTTTCTTTTCCCTTGCGTTCCACTCCCGGATGTATGCCAGCGCCTTGTCTACAATTTCCACCTCACCGTGAGAGGCAAAAGTGCTCACCTTATTATAGATGCTGGAGACGAACAAGGGTTTGGAAGAACATCTGTTTATACCGGTGTTGATTTCATGGATGGTGGCTGCGCTACTGCCAATAGCATTGCGCAGCCTTTTCCAGTCTTCGTCCTTCTTCTGCTCTTCCGGTTTCCCTGCTTCGATACGTTTTGCGATAGCTTTCAAAGCACGTTCGCGCCACTCGGTAAACTCTTCCGACCGTTTCTGGTAAGACTCGTTCGCCTTTTCATTCCTGCGGTGATTGAAGTTTGCAGCACCCGTAACAAATGTGCTTGCACACCGGGAACTGGCGGCAAGCATGGCGGAGTAATGCTGTTTGAAGTTCTGAATATATTGCTCGCGTTCACCTTCCGGCATCTTCATCAGATCATAATGAAGTGTCTTTTCGTATGCGACAATGGAGTCTTCGCCGAGTATGTCCGGGTCTTGTGAGGTGTTGCGATACGCATCCTGCGCCTGTTGCCAGTAACATCCCAGATAATCGGGGTAATGGAACCTCACGACTTCCCATTGCGGATAGTTATCTTTAGACACCGGAGTGGCGGCATCATCTTCTCCTATGGTATGCAGGTGGTTGCGGAAGCCTAATCGCTGTCCTCTGTAATTGAACCGGGAAGGCTCGCTTTGCGGGTTATCCACAGGGCGAACGTTTTTAACGCGGTGTGCGTTTTGGGCGGTTAATAAGATAGGTTGATTCATTGTTGTGCTCTTTGATTATTTTACGTTATTTTTACTTTGAGCCTTTAATGCTTGTCTTGCTTCCCATACTTTTTGTGCTCTTTGTATTCTCTTTTTGGGACTCAATTTTTTACATGTTTGACAATAGGCGATAACCCTCTGTGAATCATATTCTTCTCTTGTGATAGGTTCACCACAACATTCGCACACATAAGTTACACTCATATTCTTAATAATTATATAGTTAATATTTTCTTTACCACACCATACTATGTTGATTGAGGGCGTATGTATTCCCTTGAAATTCAGATGTTTTTTCGGCATCCAAGAACAATGTGATTACCGGCGGGGGCATGGCTTTATCGGCTTGATTTGATGCCTCCAGCTTGATGGAGGTGCCCTGGCATTTGCAGTGGGCACCTCCTGAATATATGGAGGCAGCAACTAAATTTCCCGGTCCCTCACATTATGCCTGCCAGGCATAAGAAAGGATGTGACTGACAATCGGGGTATGTCTTTACTGATTAGATGCATGGTCTTCTGTTGAATCAGGAGACAACAAGCCTGTAGGCTTTGTATCCTGATTTATTAAAGAAGACGATCTGAAATATATTGGCCCGTCACATCGTGCTTACCAAGCAATGAAGATATTTATTATTTCTTCTTACGCCACTCGGCCATCTTCTTCTTGATGTCGATGTTGTTGTCAGCCAGCATCTTCTTCAGGACTGCCAGCAAACGCCATCCTTCACCGTTCGCATACATCATTGCCTTAATCCGGAGGAAATCCAGAGACTGAGTTTTATCCAGACGGTTTTCTCCATCATCGTAAGCTACACACCCATGGAAACGGATAAGGTTTTGCATAGTGAAGTATGCTCCCGAACCCTTGTAGGCGTCTATCCATGCTTTACTTTGCGGAGTATCGAACGCCATCTTGATGCGAAGGTTATTAAAGATTCTGGCGGCATTATAAAGCTGGGCGGCATTCTTCGCTTGTCTGATGCGTGCCATTGCCATATCGAGCGGGTAATACAGTTTGATTGCCAAATCCGACACGAAAATATTGCGGCTGCATATACGTTTGTAAGGAATGCCTTTACAATTCCTGACTTTCAAAGCATCCACACGCTCTTTAAGCTGTATTGTATAATCTCTTGCCATCGCCTCCACTACATTGGTATTGAACCACCGGTTACGCTCGATGAAGCTCTCCGGGTCCTTGCTTTCCATCTTCATCTGTGCGTACAACTCGTTCATCAGCATCTTCCACTGGTACTCATAGCCCAGGCGATGTATCATCTCAGTCACACCCAGCGGTTCTTTGGAACGATATGCTGTCTCGGACATCATGTGGAACATCTTGGACATTACCCAACGGCGGAACAGGTGACCGTTCGGAACCGTCCCCTGGGAGATGATTATGTCGAAAAGCGGGTCGTTGTCATTCAGCACGACAAGCTTGCCGCCTTTGTTGGATGCGATACACTCGCCGCCATTCGCTCCCCGCATGGCGAACAGGCAGCTTACATCCACACCTGCATTGCGTAGCGCCTCGATGCGTTCGTCCGCTTTTTCAGGTAGCTTGGCAGGTGCAGTCTTTTTTTCGACGACTGCGGGAAAGATTACTCCCAGGCCCGAGTCTTCACCGATCACTGTTGCCACGGTCGTAAATTCGTTCTTCGCAATAGCGAACTCCGTGCCGCACCCGGGGCACAATACCTTAGTCCCTCTGGTCGCTTTGGTTACTTTCGTTCCTCTGGTCGCTTTCGTTCCTCTTGTTTCTTTTTTCTTACTGTTCATTTGTTAAATTATTGATTGGTTAATTGTTATTGGATTCTATCTTTTCTATCCAGTTTCTTAGTATCACAAGGTCTTTATCCTTACTGCTCTGCCAGAACCATTTGCCCATCGTTTCCGGATTCCATTTGATTCCACCCAATATCTGGCAGAGGACATATAATTCAAGTTCGACTTGAGCCTTGTCACGGCGTTCACCGAAAAGCATGGCGTCGTCGTTCAGGCTCTTTTCAGGCAATGCCATGAAGTACCGCCGTGACTTGCTCTCGCTCCGTTCTGAAGGGACTGAGTGCTTGTAGATGCGGTAGAGTTCTTCCACATTGGCAAGAAACTCGTCCTCGCTGCAACATGGCACGCCCAGTTCGCCCTCGTACTTGCCATCTTGTATGATAGGCTTGCCGTTTAGTTTCAGGCTTCGGGAACGGAAATCAATCTTGAAGCTTGTGCCACCCTCGACGGCTTGGATGGCTTTCTGATAGATACACTGACATTGATTGTTGCTGTTATTGTCCATATTTTCTCGGTTGTCAATTTTATTAATTATTACACTCAAGGTCACGGCGCATTACTTTATAATTCTGATGAATACAGGATGTACTGTATCCTGGAACCTCGGTTATAACCAGGTGCCAGGATACAAATGAAATACTGTATGCTGAATCTGATCCCTTGTGCAATACTTGGTTGCGCTACCATACCTTTACCTCTTCTTTTTTCAGTCTCATTAGGTTGGCACATTACTTTACTGATTTGATATGACCAGCGTGTAAATACTGGCGGACCACGACAATCGGGAGTCGGTCCCCAGTAGTTTTCAGGCTGAACCATTAAAGCCCTGATCTTGACTGGTTGCTTTGTGCTAAGCTTACTTTTATTTGCGGTTCTCAAAATACCGGCACATTTCTTTATACATCTGATGTTTGCCGTGGCTGGGAAGCCGTAACGGCGCCGGCGGAGTGCTCAGTAGAGAGTTCCGCCGGCGCCAAGGAGGCTTATTGTACACGGCATACTAAATATTATTCCTTGAACCATACTTCTTTTCTTATTTTTTTTCTTCTTTTGTGCTAAGAAGAGAAAGCTCTCATAACAGCGACACATTGCTATACGCTCTTGATATGTCCCGCGTATTCCAGCTCCATAAAGAGTCTGAAGGCGGTGGATTAACGGCCTTCAAGACTCTGCATGAGCTGGATTCCGCACGCGGGATATTAATTGTTGTTCCTTGAGCTTCATTGATGTGTTTCAGTATTATTATTTATTATGATGTCAAGCAAGCGACACAATTCTTTAAATTCTTGATATTTACAGGAATGAACCAGAATTTAACTGAGATCGACCGGGAGCTAAACCGGTTGATCTCGTATGAATTCTGGTATACTAAGCCTGTAACATTAAATGCCTTGCACCTTCATCATCCACCGTGTGTTCGGTAAGTTCCTATAATGTTCCTATAATGATGCGACCAAAGTATTGTACACAGCCCGTCTTGTCAATATGGCATTCTGCATACAGCCAAGGGTCAGATACCCCGGGATGCCCCCCACGGTCTTGCCCCGGTTGGCTTTAACGTTACGCCCCAGCCCCCGGACTATGCAACCGTCACTCTTTGTTTTGACGTACCCTAAGCCGCCCACCTTGCGCTTTCCAGTCTGCACCGCTCTCAGGCAGTCCATCACGAACTTGTTTAATTCGTCGAGGTCTTTCCTCACGTTGCATACCGGAAGTATCTGCGTAGCCCAGCTAAACTCCCCGTTACCTTTGTAGAGGTAGCGGTTTACAGCGTTAATGGCTTTTGTCAGCGTTATTCCCGGCTTGCGGATTGTGCGTTTCTCTATTTCATGCTGAAACGTTTTGATACGGCTGGAGGATAAGGAGATCATGCTGCCTTTGATACTGAACCCAAGAAACTTGAACCACTTGTCCATAGTCAAATATTCAACCTTCTTCGGGTTTAGCTTCATCGTCTTCTCTTCCAACCGGCTCTGGAGCACGCTCATGGCTTTCCCGTATTCTTCCCCGACAAACAACATGTCGTCAGAGTATCGTGTGTAGAAACCATCCATTTGAGACAGTTCTTCGTCAAGGTCATACAGCAATACATCGGCAAGCCAGCTTGCCACAGCGCACCCTTGCTTGAGGGACTGGTATTGACGCAGGAGGTTGTTATCCTCATCGAAGTATAAATCACAGTGGTAGTATTTCCGCAGCACATCAATCAAAGCGGAATGACCATGCTGCGCTTCCACCTTGTCGAACGCTTCGTCTATGTATTGAACAGGCACACTATCGAAATATTTGCTGAGGTCTGATTTCCAGCCAAAGTATCCGTCTTTTTCAGTGGCTACCATTTTATTACTGACTTCGGTCACAACCTTACCACAACCAATCTTTGTTTGGTAGGATTTACACGAGACATGAACCATCTCGGGCATCAGATCGAAAAGCAAGTCATTGGCGATGCTTAATATCACCCGGTCAATGGGTTCATTCACGTAAACCGTGCGGAACTCACCGTTTTCTTTTGGTATCTGGGCGGTGTGGGGAGGTGAAATCTCATACTTACCCTTCCTCATGGCATCAGCAATCGCTATCCGGGTGTTCTCGCCGGTCAGCAATATAAGCTGGTCCTTCCGAATGTCCTTACCTACACCTTTCTCTATGGCTTTCGTCCACCGGTCAATATCGAAGAACATCTGTAAAATCTTGTCAATCTTATCTATCTTGTCTGGCATAATCCGTAGTGTTGGTTTCTTTTGTAATATCACTCTTGTCTAAGATTATTCTCACTCCATTGACCATCCCCAAATGCCTTAAATACACTTCGTCGGGATAAACATGTCTTTCATCGCCGCCGTGTATTTTCATGGTATGGGAGCCGTCTATTTGAATATCGGTCCGGCCATATCCTGACGGAAACTTTTCACCAACGAACACAAGCCTCTCAATGTGGGTATGCGCATCCGACACACATACAATATGGCATCCGTCTGTCCGGAGAAGGTGCTTATACTCCGGCTTCATCCGTTTCTCTCTGCACTCTTCAAGTTCTGCGGCAATATCAACATCACGACCAAAGTTTCTGCCTTTATAAATCGGAAGAGATAATTCATAATATCTTTGGGTATTATTGGTTGATACCAATTTTGCTGTAATTTCTTTCATTTTTATTCTTATTTCAGTTCCACAATCTGATTGGCATTGCCACAAAGAGCACTGCGTAACCATTTTTTATGATTCCAATATCCGCTCAAAACTATTTATCTCTGTCACGATGAAATCCTCACACCCAAAAGCTGCCAGCGATTTGAGCCCGTTCAAAGATTGGCAGTAGAAAAACATGTCGTCATCCTCGCCGGTATCTCCCGAGAGCTGGATTTTTACCTCTTGGCTACCGTCCGTGTCCTTCCACACAATTTCGCAGTTCGCATAATGTGGCTCCTTGCCGTTATTCTTGACGAACTCATCAAACTTCTTCTGCATTTCCACCTGTATCTCGTCCGTGTCGGATATGATGACTCCCGTTTTGCAGTTCTCGCACCAACCGTACAGGAATGCTTCATCGGTATAATTCTGAAATTCCTTAGTGTTGGGATTTATCATGGCTTCACAGGAAACATCCGTGCCGCTGCATCTTGTGCATATTACATTCATATTCTTTTTCTTTGTGTTATTTGTTTATAAGTTAATTACCATTGCTATCATCGCTGCCATCAATCCCTTTCAGGTATGATTTAGGCAGAATCCTCACTATGCCGATAAGATATTCGATATTTCTATTACCGTAGTAACCGCTCATATCGAAGCGGTAGACAGGCGTTTTAGAGCGTCCATTTTTACCATCCAGACGAAAACAGGAAGGCAGCTTCTTTTTATCCTTGAATAAAATGCCACAAGCCTCTTGTGCGTCGTAGTTGTAATTTCTCATCAGATAATTAATGTCAGACAATACCTGCAAAACCTCTTTGTTTTCTTTCAGGAAGAGCATTACTTTTTGTGTGCTGTTCCCGTTCTGCCACTCTTTAAATTTGCAGGGCGTTCCCCTTTGGATAGAGGCGGCACGTTTCAACAGTTCTTCCTTATAGTCTCCCTCAAAATGATACGTACATTTATACCCGTGTTCATTTACCCTTTCAGCAACATATATATCATGATTGGCCGTATACCGGGTACGTCCAACCTTTCCGCTTCCGGAAATTATGGCAGTGTCTAATATGTTTGCCAGTTGCTTCTTTAAAGACATTTTACTTTTCATGGTCTATTCCTTTCTGCGTTTATCAACAAATTCTTATGTCATAGTCTTTGAAATAGTATTCCAGTTCTTTTAGCCCTTCCAGACTATGTAGAACATTCTTTCCGGTCACTGAGATATCTACAGATACACAGTATTCTTTTTGTATTTCAACTTCTGAACTATCGAAAACTTTTTTTACGCAATTGACAATATCAGAGGCGCTTAGTTTGTTTTTTACGATATTAAGTACCATTTGTTTAATTTTTTAAGTTCTGATTTATTCGTTGTCACCCAGCACTCCTTCGCGGACAGACCCATATTTCATGTCATACTGAGGCAGGCGTAACGCAACCCTGCGAGTGAATAAGGTTTCACCAATCCCGTAACCTCTTTCAGATTTCCTTTCGGCGGCACATTCTCAAAGGGTTTGCATCGAAAACTAAGCCCTGCGCAATATTATCTTCGTGACTGTTTTCAAGATAGAATTAAATTTGAAGAACTTCCAAATAACTGTTATTTGGTTATTTGTTTGCAGTTTTACGCAAGTTGCCATATAAGGGGTGAGTGCTCCGTTTCTTACGACCGGATGCCATCTCCTTCATGACCGCCTTGTATATATTGTCGAAGTCTTCTTTCTTCAAGCGTGGGAAGAAGTCCGCATAGATAACCTCGAATACGCTAAGCCTGCCGTCCGGATTCAAAGAGAAGAAACTTCTCATTCTATCTTTTGCCTCTGCGAGTTGCCTCCGGGTGCAAGCTTCGGCAGCTTCCTTGATTGCCTTGGAGGGTTTGTTTTGCTTCCGTGTGTTTGGCTCGGCATACCGCTTTTCCGAACGAGGGAGAAAAGCATCGGAGAAAAAATCGGATCTGTAATCCCGACGCTGGGGACGCACTTCCTTATGAGTGTATACTTCACGGCAGTTCTCAACGATATGCTCCACAAGTGTGAGGCATTTCTTCAGATCGGCTATGTTTGTCATTTCGTGGGGAGTGTGCGGGTAATAATAACCGCATGAGATGTTAGCGCATGATATTTCCAGTCCTCTTTGGCGTAAGGTCTGGACATCGGTTTGCATCCCGCGTTCTTCCTTATATCCATGCTCCCCGAGGGAAGCATCTTTTATAAACTGGGATGAGCAAAGAGGATTGCCGTAGATGTTGCTGATAAAGTCACTGTTCCCTTTTCGGTCGCATTGGAGTACGAACCGGCAGTCATCGAAGAACTTCATGTCCGCCTGATGACTGCCGATACATCCTTGTTCCTCACCAACAAAGAATACACATTTCAGGTTATCGAATTTCTCTAAGCATTTCAGACATACCCAGATGCCGTTCTTGTCATCAGCCCCGATACCGTTGAACTCACGTTTCCCGCTGTTGAAGCCGATAATGAACTCATCCCTGACAACCAGGACTTCGTAACCTTTTTCCCTCGCCTCATGCACTTCGTCCAGATGGGCGGCAATGCACGGGTAAGTATCAGCGTTGCCTTTGGTGGCATAGATATTACCAGTTTCGTCTACGGTAAAGGTTACGCCGAGGTCTGATAATCTTTGGGAAACGAACGCGATCATGTCTTTTTCCTGATGCGTGCGGGCTGAGATGCCATATAGTTCTTTCAATAATTCCATGATGTATGTTTTTAATTTTTTGTTGGTGAGGATTCTTATATAACTGAACTGTGGGAGACTAAGCCGTTATAAACAGCTTGGCGATTTGGAGGTTAAGTTCCAGATGTGCGGACGGTCTGCCTTTCTCGAAGAAACTGGCGGGATATTTCACGTCGTTGTAGCTCTTGACTTTATCCATCAGCATATCACCGAATATGGTTTTTGTGATAAGTCTTTTTTTGCATGTATAACACAAGTATTCACTATCGGTATGCACATCACCGCAGTTTGGGCAGATATACCTGCATTGAGTGGCGATACCGGAAGTATTCTGGCACGTAGCTACACATCTTTCTGTTGATTCATTGGACAATTGCACTTTGCCGTCTTCAGTAATATTCACATAACAGAAGGTATCCAGGTAGGGCGTTCCTTTCTTATGCCATTTGGTGGCAGGTACGCAAATATTCAGGTTTTGGTCTATTCTATCGCCTACCTCCATATCCACGCCTTCTATGGGGTTTAACACAGTAAACTGTATTCTGTGGGAGTAATCGTTATGTGTCTTTCTCAGGTTGATGCCGTTTTTCCGGGCATATTGGTATATCAGCTTCATCACAAAAGAGTGAGAATAGTACACCCGGTCTAATACGGACACTTCTTTTTCTTCCCCATCAAACTTTCCGACTGCCTTCTTCCAGACAATAGCACGTCCCAGCACATTATTTTCTGAATCTCTGGCGACAAGGACGCTTGCACCGGCAAAGTTGGAGTAGAAATCCCCCAGTCTGTATACGAGGTTGGAATATCTCATGCAGGAATTATGTAACACGCTGTTGTCACCATATTGGGCGAATGGAACATAGTTGTCGGCAATATAGGCATCAATGAAATCGTTCATCTTGTCATACAGTTTAATCTCCACCTTGCTGCTGACACAGATAGCGTTTGAGAAGTATTCAATGTCTTCACTGGAATAATCAGGCAAGTCCTTGAAATAGCTGATGAAAGTGGACGGCTCCAACTTGGTTCTGTTTTCCTCAAACCACGGCGCACGGGGATTCAGTCTGTCCGGGAAGTTCTCATTGTTCAGGTCTTTGGTACACGCCGACAATATAATCTTCATTTTGGTATATTCACCGGCATTGCTTTTAACTCGTTTGGAGTTGAAGTAGTTGGCTGTACCACGGATAACTTCCGTCACATCCTTGTTTTGTCTGAGTACTTCCAGAATGTCTGTTGCAATTACACTACCGTTGATTGATGCGAAATTAAGACGTGCTTTCAGCTCGTCATTTACGATTGTCTTCATACTTGTTTGATTTTAATTATTAATTGGTGATTAGTTATGATTCTTGTTGATTTCTTGTTATTTATGATTCAGTAATTCCTTGAGTAGTTTCGCCTCCGGGGAACGAAGAAGTTTGAGAGCCGCCTTGAGCTTGTCCGGTTTATCCTTGTAATAGTTCGTGAAGTAGCTAATCTGCCGCTTCTTCACCAGAGCATATTTCTTCTGGATAATCGCTTCGACGGGGATGTACAGGCTATCACCTTCTTCGTTCACCTCCAGATAAACCTCATACCCTTTGCGGTGGTAGCTTATCGGATATATTTTGAACTTCGACTCACACACCACATATTTCTTTTTAGTCGTGATCGGTAAGTCGTACCTTGCCGTGCGGAACGTCATGTTGCCATACTCCGCGATAATTTGGGCAAGCGTCATGTCCATCACCTGCAACTCAACCGTCCTTTCCGCAGTAAAGTCAGGGTGGAGAAATATTTCGGGATAGCGTTTCTCAAGGAAGTAGCGGACAATTTTACTCTCCGCCTCGCCGATACACTGGGATGACACCGCATAGGCTGAGTAGTTGGTAAAGTAGGCATTGCCGTACTTGTCAAATTCCCTGCGCACCGCCGCATTATCCAGAATGGGCACACCGTAATGGTAGCCTTTGGGGTTAAAGTATTCGATGTCGAACAGTTGGTTGTTCTGCAAATTCAACTCGCCGCAAGCCGCAAAATATTCGTCAGGCGTGACGCCAAGCATGTCACCAAGCTCACCGATTGCCGGGAGAACTTGTACGTACTTCGCCAGTTCAAGGGAGTTGATGTCAATCCCGACATGGCTCTCGAAGTTGCAGCGAGTTGTAGTATCATATAGTTTCATACCGTTGATTTTTATCGTTGATTACTATTTGTTGGTAATTCGGGTATATTCCATCCGTTTATCAGGTGTAGGCATAACTCGCCATGAAGCGGGTGAAAGCGAACGTGAAGTTTAAACTTCATTAACATTTTGCGGCTTAGAATGGTATATCGTGATAACCTACCCAATTGCCGTCCTTGTCGTAGTTGAGCGGGAACAGCTTCTTTTGGCACTCAGGGCACATACCCGATATGATTGTCTCACGCTCAGGCATAGTCAGATACGGGAAGCAGTTCTGCGCCGGACTGCGCCCCTTTACTCGCTTGTTGTAGTCTTCTTCACGCACATAGATTACAGTGACCTTACCACACTGGTGGCAAAGCCGCTCTACCGGATAATTTCTTTCCATTGCTATATCGTATTAAGTTGTTACTCGTTATTGCCACCTATCCTCGCCAAACGGGAGGATAACACCGGGGCATAGCTCACGCAGTTAAGAGTGATTGAAGCGGCCCTGCCGCACTATGCCAGCCGTGTTATGAAGTGGATGCGGCATCCTCACGACGCCAAGAAGTATATTGAAGTAAATTAGAAGCTAATCGCATTGTAAATATATTTCACAAAACAAGACACAAGAATAACGTCATCGTGTCCTCATGTGGTATATTTCGCTCTTCACCGTGCAGCCGTGTTTGTCCTGGGTGAAACGGTTTACTTGCAGGAACTTTACCGGTACAAGCTTCACCACGGTACGTCCGTCCAGTTCACCACACGTGGCTGCTACGTCACCGATGCGGTTAAGGGCGTCACACTTTTGGCGTACCGATTCTATGTCTTCCCAGCACAATATTCCGACGTAATCCGCCTGGACATCGACGTGGAACACGTCATAGAACAGGACATTATTCACCCTATACTTCACCGTGTTCACGCCCAGATATTTCTGGCGCGAGTGTATGTTGAATGTATTAGGCTTTGCTTTACACGAACGTTTGACACGTCCAAGCTGGGAGATGTAGTCCACCGGCTTATATAGTTGGTATCCCATGATATTCATTTGATTTGATTATAATTTGCACACACCGGAGGAATCGAACCTCCGGGCTATGCCGCACCACCGGATAAGAGGTATCCGGTATGTTCACCGTGTGTGGGTAGGTTACATTATGCCACTTCCGCAAGTACTTGAACTTGTTCCGTTTTCGCCTTAGCTTCCGCCGTGGTTTTCGTCGTAGGTTTCGCCTTAGTCTTGGTTTTCTTAGCTCCGGTTACCCTGACATTCTTAGCTTCCTTAGCTTCGGTGTTCTCTTTATCAGCATCCACCAAAGCTTTAGAAATCAGCGTATCAATATTTAACAATTTCCATGCGCTTTCAGCCACTTTATAGCAATGCGCTTTCAGTTCCTTGTTTGTTGTGAAATCTTCACGCACCTTTGACTTTGGGGTAAGTCCGACTTTCCCCTCAACCAAATCCAAATTGTATTCGGCTGTATCAAAGACTTTTTTTCCTGCAAGGTACATAGCGACGTCGAAGCGGTCTAAGTTTCTGAACAAGTTACCGCTTTTCAAGCTCTCATGCGAACATTTCTCAATCTCAAACTTCATTTTCCACGTGTTGAAATACATGGATTTCCAAGCGTTAAGAAGCTCGTCCTTTGTGGGGATAGCTTTTGCGGCAAACAATTCTACTCGTTTGAGCACAATAAACCTGTCGGATTTCTTGTCACGTAAAACTACGTTGGATAACGGCATAGCTTCGATTAATCCCAGGAATTGTACTGTGGTTAATACACTTACATTCTGAGAATCCACGTTGTTAGTAACGGTTGAAGTTGGAGCGATTACTGAGAAATTAGACGCTGCTGTTGATGTTGTTGTTGCTTTCATAATAGTACAGTTTTTACTTTGGCGACATTACCAAAGCATATTTGTTCATAAGGAAAGAGTCGAACTTTCCTCATGAATCGTCGTACTATGTACGTTGTATCAGGATAGCGTAAATTATGATACTCTGCAATTGAAAACTGAAATATATTTTACGTTCGTTTACAGAGTAACGGAAAAACGAACGTATAAAAATACATTCAGCCAAACGAAACGGATTATTCAATAAGCGAACGTTTCGTTTTATGTGAGTGAAATTTAATTCAGCTTACTACGGTTTCAGCCTCACAATGCAAAGTACTTATCTTTGCGGGTGACTTTCTACAAAGTTCTTTATTTGTTCCGTTTCGTTTCCGTTTGCGGATAAAGAACCTTTTCAAGTCGATAGTAAAAATTTGAAAGAACGATTTTTGCTTTTGCTTTTGTCCTCTCTCGTTTCCGTTTGAGAACACAACAACAAAACGAAATATTTATAGAACAACCAAATAAAAAGAGAAATATTTTCTATCAATATCGAAGGTAAACCCCTTAAAATCAATTCTGTACGCCTACGCGCGTAGGCAAAAGGATAAATAACTGTAAATCAATCAATTAGAACAAATGAAAATTTCTTTGATTTTTTTTGTTTTTGCCAATTAATAGTTTTTGAACGAAAATAAGCTTACAACAAATTGTAACATAATGATACAAATTGATACAATTAATTGTTAATCAATGATTTAACACTGGTTAATATGAATGATAGTAGTTTCTAAAACAGTGATTTTAAGGTTGTTTTTTAGTTTTTGCTTTCAAATTGATAGTAGTCAATCAATTCAATCCTTACTTTGTGATAAAGTAAGGATTATAACTATATGATTATCAATGATATAATAAATTTAAAAAGAACAGGGTGGGTGTTTGGGCGACTGCGGATGCCATACGCGCCCTATGGGGAATTTCCCAAGTCCGACTTTAGTAATAATTTTAAGAAGATAGACGGAAAATGAAGTGTTAAACCGTATCAATACTGAAGGGGTAAACAGTAGGTGCCGGAAAATGATACAATCGTTATAGAAAGCCATTTATAGTTTGACAAGAAATAAACTGTCTATCCCGGCACTATCTATTTGGAAGCTAATAATCCGGCTCTTAATTATTGATAGAACTGAAAGTGGGAGTTGAGATACTAAAATACTCTGCCAAAGCGGTGTTGAGTAAGGCGTAAGAGAAGAGAAGCCTTTACAGAAAGAGAAAGTTATGCTTCTATATATATAAATAGGTGTAAAGCTATCAATTCAATACTACCTGTTACATTGCAAGGAAATGGCTGCGAAGTATTGATAGGCGCGTGAATGTCCCTTTCTCGTAGTGTTTAACCATTTATTAATATTAAGTGGTGCAACTGTTAAACCGAACCTGATTTTTCAAAGAGGGCTGGAAGGGGGAGCTATATTTTTCTTTGTTCCTTATTTTCTGTTGTTCAATATATTGCCACTTGTCTATCTATCAATACTCCGCAAATCCGGAGCGCTCTCGTCTATAAGGTTCATTAACATTTGTGACGCAAGAAGCTTATGTGCGTGTTATCCGGGAACATTAATATTGCAAAACTTCCAAATAGCACCTATATAGTTATAAGGGATAAAAAAAGGAAGACTTACCGCTATGGCAGCCTTCCTTCCGGTTGGTTTTATCAAGCCGTTAATTACGCTTGAATAATGTTGACTTTCTTACAGCCTTTTTTCTTTCGATGAAGGCTTCGATCATCCCTTTTCTTCTCAGGAAATACTTGATTCCTTTTGGTGTCACATAAACGGTCGGGCCGAACTCTGTGGTTGAACTGGGATAACGTGTCTCAAGTATCCGCATTTGAGTTGATCTTCTCGTCGGGAAGTTGCGATCAGTTTCTCCTTTCTTATGCACGTAGCCGTTTTCACGGAAAAACTCATAGAGCTGATTTCTGCCGATGTTGCATCCGTTGCTTACCAGGAAGTCTGAAAACATGGTAACCGGGATGCTGTCTGAATTGTGGCGAACGGATTTTCCAAATTCGGCATCGGGCGTGAGTTCTTCCACTTTAACCTCAAACTTTTTGGTTTCAGCTTCAAGCTCTTTATTCGTATTTTTCAGTTCGCTTATTTCTCCCGTCAGCGTATTATAGGCCTGTTCACTTATTGAAACCTTGCCTTCATTCAAAAGCTCTTCTATTCTGTCATCACACCAAACGGCAAAAGCAGGTGACAGCCATCGGGAAAAATTGATTACCAAGTCACGACGCATCCATGTACCAAACTCTTTACCGCCATTTACGACATTCAGGATGTCTGTCGGTATACTATTATGTGCCAAACACAATGCTTTAATATACTCTTGAGCTTGTTTCGTTCTTAACCAGAGCGCCGGTCTTTTTTTTCGTCCAAAGGGTTTCGCCATTTCTGTGGCGTTAATCATCACACTCTCACCTTCTTTGTGGAATGTAATACTTGTGTTTTCATACTTGAGAATCACTCCGTCTGTAGTCATAATAAAATTTATTTTGATGTTATACTATAGAATATGCGTTATGGGCGATAATACGCCCACAACTGTCAATCAATTAATTTAGCTTTCTGAACCGGCAGTTTCTACTCTCTTGCCGATGCTGGCGTTCACATAGAAAAACAGTTTCTTGCCGTCGATGTAAGGGGTGTAAACCTCGAACCCGATTTGCTTTGCATACTTGCCAACTCCCGATTTGGTTGCCAGTTTCCCGGTTTCAAACTCGAAATACTCTGCCATTTCCTCATACGTCATTCTTTTTTTCAGTTCCATTTTCTTCTTCTTTATTTAAGTTACTAATAAGGGTTTCTTAGGTATAGGAGTGCGGATTATGGGAAAGTTGATTTTAGGTTGAACTTTATTGTTAATAAACACTAATGCTTTTGTTTGCCCGTTACACCTTCCACTATCTCTGATTCCACACCTATTATTATATAGTGCTACCACTTTAGCTTCTTATTGCAAGTCATCCCTTACATCAGGTTGCTACTAAGTGTTTATCAGGTATAGGAAAGCGGGCTGCGGGAAAGTTGATTTACGGGTGAAGTTTTATAGTTAATAAATGCTAATGAAAATTAGGTACGGAGCCGGGAAGCTTACCGTGTCATTTTCAGAGGTGCTATTCCGAATTAATCTTTTATCGAAACTTCCAAATAGCACCTATATGGAAGTAACTTATATAGTGATGAGCTTTTATTTGTGCTGTGTATTCTTCTCTTTTGAGACACACCGCAAACTTGTGAATGGTGCCAATTTTGAATTATTTATACATTTTCCCTGTTCTTGCTGTCAATACTGCAACAGGCAATTCTATATCAATATCCTATCATTCCGGCTTATCGTCTCAATCTGGATTACTCTCGCCGCTTTCCCTCGTCGAAGATCAGAGCGAATACGGTTGGTTTCGGTTGGATACATTCAAGCTTTCCCGGTCGATTTCCTGCGTTTTTAGGGGGCGGCGCTTTAAAGGGTGAAACTGATGCTTAGTTGCTCTTGGAATCCTCCAGAATCTTACTTTTGGGGAGTATTTCTTTCGGGTATTGATAATGGAATCTCATTTAATTCTCTGAAAATAAGCCTTGTATTCTTGCTTTTGCGGATTCTTTTCAATATCTTTGCTTCCACTTCGAGGACATAAGCCTTTATGCCCTTAAATTGTCGCATTCTCTATTCAACTATTTTAAAGCTCACATTTCAACTTTACACCCTGGGTGGATAACTTTATCGTTTCGTGGATTAAAATTCAACCACGGACTTTAAAAGTGGCAAATTCGGCATATTAATCTCCATTTATGCTTCCTGTGTTTTCTACTTACCCTTAAATCCACTTTTTTGCTTCATATCGGGACTTTCTCCGGTTATACCTAACGGATGGTTTGGTGTCTTATAGCGCCCCTAACGATTATCTTCGGGGTACTTGCCGGGATTTTATGCTTCAATACCCTTTGTTGCAGGTATGTGTCATGGCTTCAATCATAAACGTAATCCTTTCAGAACAGGCTGGCATAACCCCAGTAATATGCCAATACTCTAAGAACCTCCTAATATCCCTTAATACCCTTAAATATTAAACGAAAATACGCGGAGCGTATTTTCCAAAGAGCGGATTGGGTAATTAAACGAGCTTTAGCGAGTTTAATTACCCAAGTAGCCAAAGACAACACATAGCCTCATTCTTTTTATTATTATATATATACATCGCATCCTTCCTTTTGTTTCAAACGGGTCAAAAAGTACCTGAAATGTGAAGGTTAAGAACCTAATTTCCCAGTAAATCTCTTTTCTTTTTTCTTCCTCCAAAAGAGCAGAACAAAGGGTAAAAGGGTTTTGAAGGTAAGGGTGATAATAACAGTTCCTTCCAGTTAACTCCTGTTTTTTTAGTATTGCTACCTTAACCTTCAGTAATTCAAAATAATGAGGTAAAGTTCTGGTATTCCAAGTAGCCTTGAAGTGACATTATTGCCCCTTTAAGAACATCAAAGCGCCGATAGGATTCCCCTTCCTCCCAGCTAAAACCACTAATTCGTCTTTTTGCAAGAAAAGGCGAGAAAATATAGCCGCGCCCCTGCCTCTCTCATGCCCTCATAGTCTGAAAAGCAAAAGGGGCGCCCTGCAAGCTTCAACCTGTCAGGACACCCCTTAAAAAGAGTCTTAACCCCAATAGTTACGGTTTATTATTCATCTTCCTCTTCAGCCGGTAGCTCGGAAAAGGGAAATTCCATCCCGCTATAATGGTTTCCATATTCCTCCAACGCTTCAAAATGCCAGTGTCTTACATCCCAAAGCGTCCGGTTCCCTTTGACGATAAGCCAGTCAAAGTATTCCTTCAACGCCTTGTAGTTGTAGGTAGCGCCGCAAACTTTTACGAGATTGCTATATCCAGCGTAACTGTGCTTATAAATAGTCCCGGCAGTATCATCCGTAGTTTTCATTATAAGGTGCAGGCGGTGCAAATTATTTACAGCTTTATCAAAAGCATCCGGTTCCATGTTCGTCTTGTCCAAGAAATCCCGCTTCGTCCGGAAACTACAAATGCTGTATTTGGCCAGGTATTCAATCTCAAAGATGTGCATCAACAGGCAAATCTCATCGGGTGTCAGCAAGTAAGAGAAACCCGGGTAGAACTTCACGTATGGAGCCTCTGAATAATTCGATTTGGAATACCCCTTGACTGTGGAAATCTCATAATCGCTAACATCCCGTATCAAACGTCCTTCAGCTTTCAACTTTGTCAGGAAATCCTTGATGCGGTCATAATGAATCGTGGCAGCACAGACTTTGAGTAACTTCCTGTATGCCATCTGATTCAGCGTATATGTTAAACCATTTCCGTTTATTCTTCTTGTAACTTTTAACAGTCCCAGTGTTTCCAATTCAGTTACACATCTGTTGAATTGTTTCACTTTCATATTCATTCTGCGGACATATTCCCCTTTGAACCACCGGTGGGTATTGTAGTTCCCTTTGCGCAAGAACTCAATATCTGCCATGTGCATCATAAAATAAACGGCCTCGTTGCTCATCAAATAAGCAAATTTGGGATAGCCTTTTATAAAACGTATTGTTTTTTCTGTTGTCATTTTCTTATTGTCATTTAATTAAGTTTGAAACCATGTTATTCGTTTTTAGTTATTTAGATTTCCTTCCTTTTGGTTCTGATTAAGTGCGACTGCCTGATTATTGCCCGTCTGGTAGGAATGCAGCTTCCTTCACCCAACCCCGAATGAAGTAATGTACTTTCCTTTATACCGACAATATTCTCATCCAGCGTATCATAAATAGCGGATATGCTGCCGAAATAATAATCCCGCTTCTCAAAAATCAGATGCACGTGTATGACCTTTATTATCCTCATCTTTTCTTGATTGAGCAGCTAATTGGAAAAAATATTTTCGCGAAACTTCCAAATAGCAGCTATTTGGTGATTTCCCCTCTCATTATCTCCTTAACTCTGGCACCACACCATTCACCCGCTTCGGGAGAGAGCCACGCGGCATACGCCACCGCCACTTCCGAATACATCCACGTACCGTTAATGACACCGCCCCGGCGTACGATGACAAGCGATTCCATGCGTATCCTCCTTGTTCCGGAAACCTGCCTGACAAGCTCCTTCGCCTTTTGGGTAGCCAGCCAGCGGCACGGTTGCCAGGCTCTGCCGAAGGTTTTGCCTATTTCACTGACGCATACCAGCACGGTTCTTTCACCGACCACCATCGGGACCCGTGTCCCGTTGAAGTCCAATATCCTTAGTTCAGCCATGGTCTAATCACATGATATGGTTCCGTCACTGATAAGTTCGTTCAGCTTTTCCGCGAACCAGTTCGCCAATCTTTCGTTTGCCCATCTCAGGTATTCCATCGCCACAAAGGCTTCGAGCCATAGTTCGATTGACCCGTCCACCTTGCGTACCTCATGAATGAGCTTGTCCGGCCTGCATCCCATCTGTTTGCAGGTAAGGTCAAGAAATTCCTTCACGCTTCTCTTGTTCATCCATACTTTCGGCTGCACATCCTTTCTTAATGATTCAGCCACCTTTGCCACGTCCAGCATCAGCTTGTTATCTTCGATGTCCATTTCAAAACGGACACCGTTGTCTTCTATCAAATTCAGTTTCATATTCCTATATATATAATGTGTTGATAATAGGATACCCCGCAGCCCTTAAAAGACCACAGGGTACCCTTGTTTATTTCCCGATGATGCCGAACTTATCGAATATCCTTAAAATCAAGGGTACATTCTTCCCGTTCAGCCATTCACGGGCTACGTTCCAGGCAAGCGACTTTGAAAAGTCGAAGCTCTCTTCCGTCAGGGTATGATGGGAAAGCCGCCCTTCCGTCGGCTTGAGTCCCCGGTCATGCAATTCACAAAGCCCGTCCTGAAAGAAGACACAGCCGTCTGAGGTATGTATCACCTGTACCATGGGAATGGGAAACGGCAACTTTCCCACTGCCATTCCCACGCACCATGCGGTCACTGCCAGCTTGTCCTCATATCCGGCTTCGATCAGCGCCCAGATGTCCTGCGGCGTACCCAGGCATGGAGCACGCTTGCATTGGTTCCGGCAGGAAGCGCAGCGGCAAGCCACGGGTTCACGTCCGGTTATCCGGATGATTTTCTCCGTCGTTGTTTCCGATATATCATTCATAGCCATTTATTTAAGATGTTTCCTGTTCCAAAGCTCGATGATAAACTCCCGTCCGTCCTGTGTCCAGCGGCGTGCACCACCCATCTTGTACGACTTACCCTTGGCATTCGTCCAATAGTACGGTACTTCACACTGGAGTGCGGAGTGGAACCCCGGTACTACCCATTGTCCTTTCTCCTTGCGGATAATCCCTTCATCCTCAAGGAACCGGTTGAGCATACTGGGTGTCACCTGCAACTCATCGGCAATAGTAGTTGTCTTGAACCAGTCACGGTCTTCGATGAAACGGTTGTAGAACTCCACCTTGTGCCGGCTCTCCGCCAGTTGTTTCTGCTGGTTGGCAGCGAGCAACAGGGCTTCCTCGAAAGTCTTTGGAACCGGGAAGTTCTCCGCAGGCACATCGGTCTGTTCACCATGTGGATGATGAGCGGACGGTGCTTCATGCAGTGAAACGGCTCCATGTGTCATCAGGTCACCGATACGCTCGTTGCACCAGATAGAGAACTCCGGGGATAGCTCCCGGGCATATTCGACGGCCAGCTCTTCCTGCATCCATGTCCCGCCGGCTGTTCCCCGGTTGGTAATCACCTGTTCATCCAGAGAAACTGACTTCCCTTCATTGACAAGGGAGTGGCGGAAGCGTTTCGTGGAAGCCTTATGCAACCATTCAGCCGGCTGTACGTCGAAGCATCTTGCCATGTTGGTGGCATTTATCATCGCCTTGCCGTTCGCCGTCTTGAAGGTTACCGGGTGATCCCCGTAGTTGAACACCACCGGCACCTCTTTCAGAACAGCTTCGATATCACTGTTCAGTCTGCCTGCCCATGTCTCCAGTTCCCCGCAAAGCTTTCTCATCTGCGAGTTTTCCTTCTTCACCAGATGCACGAGCTTGCGTATGTCACGGGGGACGATAGCCCACAGCGGCTTGACACCCGTCAGGAAGACAATCTTCGTAGCGGACGGGCACAGGCTCATTGCCTCCTTCGTCTCCATCATAACGGGACGCTTGATAATCTTGCACAGGTCATACAGGCAAAGCCAGACACGCCCGTCTTCTCTCGTTATTCTGACGGGGCGGTTTTTGAACTCAACCTCGTCGTATTTCAGTTGTTTGTCATTCATTTCTTTTGTCCTTTCTTCTTTGGTTTGGGGGGATTTAGTTTATCTGCAATGGCCTGATATTTTTTCGCCATCACTTTACGGCTGTGATAAGTTCTTTTCTCACCGCACAGTTTGTCATACTCGGTCAGCCTAAGATTATTCCAGTCTTCCTCTTCCAGCTTGACGTTACTGTTTTCGCGTCTGTAATAAAAACCTCCTGCGGAGATATACTTGCCTGAACAGGCGAACGAAACTGACTGTGGCTTGACGAAACTTAATTTGGACGCAGCCTGCATGGAGCCGACTCTGGACACAAATCTTCCGGTCCCGTCGAAAATCAGCACTCTTTGAGCAGACTTAAACGAGTTATTACTCATTTTCTTTTCTATTAAATTATAGTTGTTCCTTCGATAATCGGTCCTTAGCCATCAGGATTAAGAAGGTATCCGATAGGACGATACCCCTGAGTAACATGTCTGACATACGCTCCATCATATACACCCCGAAGGCGGGGTCGATGTAAGCGACGAACAGCAGGGCTAAGGCATAATCAATTAATTGGTGCCCGTTCGGGGCGGTGATGAACATATCTTCATCGGAAAGTGAATATGCGTCACGGACGGCATCAATCCAATGTGCGAACGCCATCCTGAAACCTTGTACGGAGTGTACGCCGGGATCGCCTTTGTTCTTGATGTAAAGAAACGCGTCAAAATACTCGCATCCGTCTCCCCGCACCGTAAACAACAGTTCGGGAAATTCCCGGTAGCGAATTTCATACCGGGAAAAGTCTGATTTTACATTACTCATAATTGTTAAAATTATTATTAAAAAATAACATCCTACAAATATATCTCTTTACCCGCTAAAAAAATCACCTTATAAATTGCCGGATTCTGATTACAAAGGTATTTTAAGCGATATTTCCGGACTTTCAAACGCCATTTTCACATCTTATTTACTGTAAATATTATTTTTCACTTAAAACATTGATTTACCTGTCGTATTTACGAAATCTGCCTATCAATACTCATTTTGTAAAGAAAACTTTCAAAACGGTTCTTCCCCTATACCTTGTTAAATAACTCTAAATCTATGCATGTAAACACAGAAGGCTCGTTTAACCGCGAGTTATTGGAAAGCATCTTCCGCACCTCGAAGAAAACCATTCAGGAATATGTGCGCGAAATCGAGCGCAACAACCGGTACAAGTCCGTCCGGGGAAACGTGGTGCAGGGCACGGTGCTGGATGACCGCAGTCGTTTGATTGACCTTTACGACGCCTGCCTGCAACAGGACGCCCATATCCGCTCGGTACTGGAAACGCTGGAGTCGCAAATCCTCGGCGACCGCTATATGCTGGCCCGCATGAATGAAAAAGGAAAGTACGTCAAGGACGTGGAAGAGACACGTAAAATCCAGGGCACCCAGTTCGACAAGATCATCCGGGGCATCGTGGAAGCCAAACTCTACGGCTACACCTTGCTTGAAATCATGCCGGAGGTTGATTCCCGCACGGGAAAGCTGGCGGAGGTGAACATCGTCGAGAGACGTAATGTGCTTCCGGAGCAACGTACGGTCGTCAAGCGCCAGGGTATCTGGCTCCCGAACTGGAACCTGGACTCCAAGACCTACCGGAGAAACTACATCCTTATCAACTCCGGGGATTTAGGGCTGTTCTCGGCAACTACGCCCCTGATACTTGCCAAGAAGTTCACCGTGGCGAACTACGTGAATTTCAGCCACACCTACGGGCAGCCTATCATTGTAGGAAAGAGTGTGTCGGAAAGCAACACCGACCGCAAGAGGCTTGCGAATGAGATAGCCAATGCCGCCCAGAACAAGGTCGTCGTTACAGGGTTGGAAGACGAAATCGAAATCAAGGCTTTCACCATGTCCAACTCAGAGAAGATTTACACCAGCCTGATTGAGTTTGTCAATAAAGAGGTAGCCAATCTAATTCTGGGTTCTGAATCCATGGCGGGCGGGATGCAGAGCTATGTCGGTTCCACCAAGGCGCATCAGGATATTTTCCGGGAGCGCATCGAGGTATACCGCCGCTACATCGAAAACATATTCAACGAAGAGGTGTTGCCGCGCCTGGTGGCAATGGGCTATATCAGGGACGGACTGGAGTTCAAGTACTCCAACCGCATCGAGATGAACAATGAGGACCGTATCAAGCTCTACGGGCTGATTACCGACAAGTACGAGGTGGCTCCGGACGAAATAGAGAAAGAGTTCGGCATCATCGTGGGCAAACAACTGAACCTGCTGGAAATGGATATGGGAATGGACAAGGAGAAGAAAGGCAATACCCACGACAGGCACATCATGTCCGAGGAAGAGTATTATCGCAGGTACGGTCACGGGCGGAGCAGCAACGTGGCGTCTTTTCTGATGGGGAGCGACTAAGCGGGAACCCGCTCCCCGACATGGAGAACGTATCCGCCGCCCGGACCCGGTTGAAAGAAGACGGGGCAAAGGAGGAATACCCGCTTGTCCTTGCCGCCTTCCGCCGCCTGATGGACTCGCTGGAAGACAGCGCCGAATCATGGCATATCATGGAAGAAATCATCCTACTGCGTACCGCTTCCCTTTATTCCCGTGTACTGGAAGGTCTGAAAATGGACTTTGACACAGCGCTGGAACTATTGAGGAACCATAACGACTTCACCACTTTACGGGAAAAAGAGGAACGGGACATATTGGTAGCCGCCATCGACAACCTCGTGGAGTTTGCCGCCGCAGAAGAATATGCCATGATGGATGATGTCCGGGAACATTCGGAAGATGAAGGCTTTGAGGATTACGAAGGCATCTGTGAAAAGTATAACCTGACGTATGGGGAAACGGAAAACGAACAGGTGTTGTATGCCGCCGGGATAACCGGATGGTGGATAAACCGGTCTTCCGATACATTGATTACCTATATGACACAGGGTGACGAGCGTGTAAGGGACTCTCATCAGGCCCTCGAAGGACTTACCTTCACTAAAAGCAACTTCCCTTCAGACCTTATCCCGCCTATTGACTGGAGATGCCGGTGCTACCTGCTTTCAGACGGTAATGAAGCTTTCATTTCCGCTTCCCTGAAAACTGATTACCGAAAGAAGGTGAATCCGGTCTTTGCGGAAAGCCTGGCGATGAAAGGCAGAATCTTCTCGGAAGCCCACCCTTATTTTACTTCCGCCTTCAGAAAGAACCGGAAGGTGCAGACAATCATACGAAAACTAAAAAACAAACTCCTATGTCGGAAATAAGCCTTGCAGAATTTTGTGCGCAGTGGGTCCCGGCGCCCGGCAGACAATCCCTGACGAGCCGGTTGGCTTACAACGCTTCGGAGTTCGCCACCACAGCCGGTGCCTTCTCCCGGCGTTTCTTCCGGATGTCCTTCGCGCAGGGTGGGTTCTATGCCAGCGGCAACTGTTGGCAGACACGTACCTCCAAATGGGGCAAGAAATTCACCCACCCCGTTATGATTGACACGGGCAAGCTGAAAGGCGGTATCAAGGACGTTTTGATAGACAAAGACCACGGCTCCCTGATGAAGATGCATGAGTTCGGCTTCAAAAGGCAGTATGTTTATGAGATTAAAACCGATGAAGAAAGCTTCGTGGAGAAAGGAAAGAGAGGGCGCAACAGTAAGGGCAAAGGGTATGCGGCCATTCACAACACCGATGAGAAGCTCACCCCTTATACCGTGAACCAATACTCCACCCGCAAGCCCGTCCAGCGGCAGTTCATCGGTTTTTCCGACAGGCTGGATGACTATATCCATGAACATTACGTATCTATCATCTTCAAGAAATTCCCATGATAAAAGACAAAGAAACCAAGAAAGACACCACAGAGGTTATTTCCGTCGGAAAAGAGGTCATTATACCGGAAGAGGTATCGGAAAACCCTTTTGTGAACATGTACGAGGCGGTACGCCGGACTTTGCTCACTCTGCGTGAGAACCCGGAAAACCCTTTGACTCCCCCTTACTTCAAGACAATCCGGATGGACAACGGGCAGTTTGAACGGATCATCCGCTCGGACAATATGGAATACGAGACGGCGTTCCCGGCTGTATTCATCCATTTTACCAACGTCCGCTATCTGGTGCAACAGCAACGGCTCGGGGAAGGCAGGGCGACGATGCGTATCCGGTTCATCCTGAATAACCTGAACAACGGCGATGACGGGATGGAGTGCGAGCCCTTCCGGGTCTTCCAGCGTATCAACGTGGCTATCCAGGACGCTAAAAGTTACGAGCCTGCCCTGAACGAACGTTGCAACCTCCTGTACTTCGATATGCCTACCACCTCGAATATGCTGCAAGCCTACTGGGTGGATTACGAAGTGTGGTTCAGGGAATCTTCCGCCTGGAAATACCGCAAATGGGTGGAGAGGTACGTAGTCATGCCGCCATTCACCAACCACGATGACGCACCGAAGCACGATGAAGAGAACCACGGTAACCACAAGGCACCCGGCTACGGCGAGGTTTCCGGCTTTACAGGTGCCGGTGAAGGGTAGGAAAACAGAAAATAAACTCTTTGTGCCTAATACTCCTATACTTGGAAAAAGCCTAACTAAACCGACCTTAACCTGAACTATGAATATCAACGACCTTCAACTTGTTACCGGAGAAGCCAGGCCCGGCGAGGCGGCATCCATCCGGTTCTTCGGCAAGGTGACCGCCCAGTCCACGGCGCGGTTCAATGAAGAGTTCGAGTACCTCGAAACGGTCATCCGCCCGTCGCTTATCAGAGTGCTGATTAACAGCGAGGGCGGCTCCGTTTTGCACGGCATGACAACTTACGCGACCATCCAGAACTCCACCATAGACACCGAGTGTGTCATCGAGGGCATGGCGGCGAGCATGGGCTCGGTACTCTGGGCAGCCGGAAAACGCTCCCTGATGCGCGACTACTCCATCCTGATGATACACAATCCCTTCTTGCCGTCAGCGGAAGAAGGGGAAGCCTCGGAGCTTGTCAAAGCGTTCACCCGGCAGATTGAAACGATTTACCGCAAACGTTTTTCCCTGACTGCCGAACAAGTGCAAAGTATCATGGCGGGGGAAACCGGGAAGGACGGTACCTACTTTGATGCATCACTGGCAGTCAGTGCCGGTATCATACCGGAAAAGAACATCCTGCACACCAGCCCCCAACTCTGTGAGATGGTAAAGAACAGCATTTCGGGACTGGAAGATGCAGGCGATATACAGAATGTAATGAGCAAAATAACCGCAGAAGCCGGTAACCATCCTACTCCTGCACAACAGAACATTAACCTGAATACTATGAACGAAGAAAGAACCATTCCTTTTGAACTGGGTGCGGTGGCGGCAAGCCTGGGCATCAAGGACAAATTCGAGGTAACGGATGTCATGTCGCGTATCTCCGCGCTGATGAACGTGGAGGCGTCCCTTACCGAAGCCAACCGTAAACTGACGGACGCGCAGACAGTGATTGCCGGCAAGGACGCCAGCATCGGCAACCTGCAAAAAGACCTGGCCGAGACGGTAGCCAAACTGAGCGTATTTGAAAAGAAAGAGGCCGATGAAAAGAAAGCGCGTATCGACAAGCTTGTCGAAGATGCCGTCACAGCGGGCAAGATTGAAAAAGAGAACAAGGAGCAATGGGTGGAAATGGCGGGCTCCAATTACGAACTGGCCGAAAAGACACTGGCATCCATCCCCGCCCGTGAGAAGATCACCCATGAGATTGCCACCGACCCGGACAATGTGCAGGCAGCCAGGACGGCAGCCAGGACGGCAGAAGAGAAGATGGCGGAAAAAGTGAACGCCGTTGTCGGTGAGAGCTTCGAGTTCAAGAAGATGTCCTGACAACCCATTATCCCATTAACCTAAACCTTAAAACTATAAAACATGGCAGAAGCAGCTAATACGGTTTCCTTTCTCCAGAACGGCTATAACGGTGAAGTCCTTGAAGACTTGCTCACTTATACCGCGCAGGGAAACGACACCTTTAAAGAAGGACTGATTCATATTAAGTCAGGCATCCAGCACAAATACACCTTGCCGGCCATCCGTCTGGGCGATATCATCCAGGACAACGTTCCCACCCCCACCAGCAGCCACGGTGCCAAAGGCGAAAACGGAGAAAACGAGTACGAATTTACAGAGCGCTACCTGATTCCGCAGGATTTCATGGTGTACCTCGAATTTAACCCCCGCGACTACGAGAAGTATTGGAAATTCGCACAACCCGAAGGCAACCTCGTCTTCCGTGAGCTCGACCCGAAGATTCAGGCCACGATGTTGCGTTTGCTAATGGACAAGAAAAATGAGTATATCGGCAATGCTATCTGGACCAGCGCCAAGGGAGGTTCAGCGGCAGCGGGGATTACATGTCCGGCAGATTCCATCATCATCGGCAGGAACAAGGAGAAGTACTTTGACGGAGTGGTCAAGCGCATCATCGACAACATCAACGCCACTGACAGGGAAACCATCGCGGGTGGTCAGTGTGTGCTTGCAGGCAATACCGAACTTCCGGACGGGGCAGCCGTGGAAAAGGCACTTTACGGTATGTGGAAGAAATGTCCCAAGCAAATCCGCAAGAAAGCCGGACTTACATTCGTAATGAATTTCGAGCAGTGGGACGCATACGACCAGTATGTCAGTGACAAGATGGTGAAGTACTCCGAAAATACGGAAATCAACCGCTACCGCTTCAAAGGAAAACGCATCCTTCCGCTGGTAGGCATCCCCGAGCATACGATTGTCCTAGGTGAATTTACCACCGGCATGGACTCTAACCTCTGGATGGGCGTGGATTACGCAAACGACACGGAAGTGCTGAAAGTGGACCGCCTGCAAAGCAACTCGGAGCTGTTCTTCTTCCAGATGCGTATGAAAATGGACGTGAATATCGTCCGTCCCGCTGAAATCGTGGTACACACCGCTTACAAGAAGGCACCCACCACCTGACAACCTTACTCTTAACTCTATGGCAGGGGAATAGGAATGACCTGTTCCCCTTTTTTAAAACCTTAAACCTTACCCTTGACTATGGCAAAACAAATCAAAACGGAAGGAGAACTTACCGCCGTACAGGAGCCGGAAGTAACCACTGCTGAAACCAAGACGGAAACCGTAACTAAAAACGAACCCAAAACCGAACCCAAACCGGAGGCATACGTACTTTCCGTATTGCAGGCGTTTCCGAATTATGAGCAACTGTATGTAGACAAACAGGGCGGCGTCTATGCCCCGGACACACCGAAGCACCTGCGCGAAATGGCCACCCTCTACAAGAATCCTTATTTCATCCAACCTTAACCCTTAAATCTGAACATCCATGTTAGGAAACGTATATATCAAGGACACGGACGGCAATATCTCTTACACGGGGGCAACCGGCAACGAGAAAGTTACAGGGTTGCTGTTTGACGTGTCCCTGCAACCGGAACTCTTTACTGCCGGTTACGGGAAAAATAACGAGAACAATGTCAAACTCAACGACGTGCTTTATGTCACTAACCGTAAATCCGCCATCAAGGACTTCGGTATAATCCAGCGAGTGAAGGCCACCGAAGACGAAGAGAACAACGTGAACTTCTTCCACGGCATCCCGTACTACCATATCTCCGAGTTCTTCCGCTTGTCCGGCAACATCGACGGCAACGGCAGGCTGTACGTGATGTTCGCCGACTGTTCAGCCGGCTGGGATGCGGTGGATATCATGCAGCGTGCGGCAGGCGGTACTATCAACCAGCTTGGCATCTGGACGGAACAGCCGCAATGGAAGCTTAACGGCGCCGAGGAAAAGTACAACCTGAACCTCGTCAAAGGTATCAATGACAAGGTGGTGGCTTTGGCAGAGCAGAACCAGCCGCTTTCCGTCATCCTGGCAGCCAACTGTTCCAACACCGGAGCCGATACGGCGGAAGGCCTGAAAGTGGACCTGAATAAAATCCCGACCGCTATCTGTGAATCCAGCCGTACATCGGTCGTTTTCGGGCAGGCACATTCGGAACTCGTGTCCACCATGCAGAAATACAATAAGAACCATACGCCCGTAGGAGTTCTCGGCGCGGCACTCGGCTGCCTGGCACGCGCCAACGTACATGAGTCAATCGCCTGGGTGAAGCAGTTCAACCTCTTTAGTGACGACTTCCAGGCCATTGAGCTGGGCTTCGGTGACATCAACCAGACGGCGCAGGAAGAGTTCATCAGTACGAACCTGTATGAATCACTGTCCCCCACACTGCTGGATGACCTGGACGAGAAAGGATACATCTTCCCGATCAAGTATGCCGGGCTGGAGAACGGGATTTACCTCTCCAAAGACCAGACCTGTTCCACGGGTGATTACCGGACGATTGCCCGGAACCGTACCATCAACAAGTCCCGCCGTGCCGTCCGTGCCGCCCTGCTGCCTTATGTGAACGCTCCCCTGATGGTGAATCCCGCTACCGGCTTGCTTGCACCTTCCAAGATTACCGCCTTCAGGACATTGATTTCCGACGTGCTTGCCAAGATGCAGACCTCACAGGAGATTTCCGGCTATGCGGTAACGATTGACGCCAACCAGAACGTACTTCTCAATGACACGTTGCGTATTGGATATGTGCTGGTCCCCGTGGGCGTAGCTACTAAAATCTATGTGGAAGAAGGCTTGTCCCTGACGACGAAATAACCTAACCTGAAAAACAAATACTATGGCAATAATCAATAACGTAGCCTATTCCTGGAGCATGATTACGCTCGCTTCAACCGCCCTTGGGATTGACGAGGGAAGCACGACACTCGAAGGCGTCTCCGGTATCAAGTGGAACAAGAAACGAAAGATTGAGAGCAACTACGGCATGGGCGGGCGGCCCGTGTCCCGTGGTTTCGGGAACCTTACCTATACGGCATCCATCACGATGGATTATGCTACCCAACAGATGTTACGCTCGACTTACGGCAGTTTGATGGACATCGGCGAGTTCGACCTTATCATCTCTTTCGCCAACCCGATGGCATCGGATGACTGGACGACCACCACCGTGACGCTGAAGGGCTGCATTTTCTCCGAGGACGCGATGGAAAGTCAGCAGGACGATACCAACATCACACATGAGTACGATCTGAATCCTTTCGATATCGTTATCGGTTCGTGAAGTCCCTTTAATTCCTATTTGGAAATCGCATCCTTTCGGTGCGGTTTCTTTTTTTTATGATGAAGCACTCTTCCTCTAAATTTATGCAGTTCAGTGCTTTTAACCCAAATACCATTAAACTTAGGATGAACCAAAACAAAAAAAATGAATATTAGGACACATAAAAATGATAAGATTATAAAGCCAGGGACATACTTTTCAAACCAAACTTCATCCAATTGAAACTTATTTATATGCATAAAACAATGGATTATAAAAGCAGCGCACCATATAACAAACGAAATTTGGCCTATTGCAATATTTATTTTGGATGGAGAGTAAGCTCCACCTTGGCACTTAAAAATACAATCATTTATATCTGTGGCATTGTATCCTTTTAAAAGCTGATACTGAAATCCTCCTATAGGTAATTTGTTTATTCCGGAATTAAGAACTTCGCCATTTACCAAACTTTCATCACATTCAAAAGCATCAATAGCATGTTCATACCTCTCATACCAAGCTTTCGAACCTTTGGCCATCATAATCCAAAGAGAAGAAAATATAATATTAACTAAACATAGTACGAGAGCTATATTATTTAATATATAGGCTGACGGTGACACTACATATTCTACATTATCAAATAGTTTTATTGTAACAACTCCATATCCGGTAAAACATAAAACAAGTATAGTCGTTAGAAATATAGAGCGTTGCCAAAGATGTGACAATTCAAAATCCCGACATCTCCATAAAGAATCTCTTATATCCTTAGTTGTTATCTCAGAATTAAGAACAATATTATCAGTATTAATGGTGTATTTCAGTTTGCTTTTACTGCATTTTTCTCTTTTACTTCTTTTCCTCATATTATTTATGATATATATTTTTACAAATGTAAATATATACCATTTTTATTAGAACAGCTAATAAATTTCAATAAAATCATCCGGATTCGTTGTATATTGCTTTGACAAATACTCACTTTTCAGTGCCCATTTCTTCCCGGTTCCCTGTGCCGCTACCTTCAATATTCTCGTACCATATTTCTTATGCACCATATCCAGTACTTCAAGTACCTTCTCATGTTTTAATCTGTCACGTTCATCAAACAGATTCAGTTGGACGCTGTTTTGTGGTTCAATATCCATTACGATCACTCCTGCCTTTTTATACTGATACCCTTCCTTATATATATTCTTCAGTGCCAATCTTGCATAATGGATCAACTCTGCCACGTCATTAGTCGGTGTCGGCAAGGTTATCATCAGACTATTATAATACTGGGGTAAATCCTCCCGGAACCGGTTGGTATAAATAAAGACCTGGAGCATTCCGGTGCAGGAACGTTGCGCACGGAGTTTCCTGGCACAGGACGCCATGAAATTAGCTACGGATTCCATCAGAGTATCAAAGTCTTCTATCATCTCCCCGAAGCTCCGGGAAGTGCAGATGGTTTGTTTGGCAGGAGCGACAGGTTCCAATTCAAATGCCGGGATGCCTCTTAACTCTTTCCATGTCCTGACACCTACCACAGTCATTTGCTTTCTTACCCATTCTTCACTTTTTTGTGTCAGGTCATAAGCGGTTTTAACACCGTAATATTCAAGTTTCTTCTGGTAACGGCGTCCAATCCCCCAGACATCGGCGATATCAAATTGTTTGAGAGCCTTTATCCGCTTTTCTTCGCTGTCAATTACACATACGCCTTTATAACCTCTGTATTTCTTTGCAAATTTCGACGCCACTTTCGCCAATGTTTTTGTTGGTGCTATGCCCATTGATACGGGTATGCCGGTACCTTTTGTTACAGCCTTAACTATCTTGCTTCCATATTCGCCCAGATCATAGTTTTCAAATCCTTTTAGAGAAAGGAAACTTTCATCTATCGAATATATTTCCATATCTTCAACGAACTGGCTTAGAATCGTCATAACCCTGTGCGACATGTCCCCATATAACGCATAATTACTGGAGAAAACGGCAATTCCATGTTCCTCTATCAGTTTAACCAGTTTGAATACCGGTTCGCCCATAGGTATACCAAGCGCCTTTGCCTCATTGCTTCTCGCTACGACGCATCCATCGTTATTACTTAATACGATAATTGGTACATCCTTCAAATTCGGTTGGAACACCCTTTCGCAAGATGCAAAAAAGTTATTGCAATCGACTAATGAATACATATTTTATCCCCTTTTCTTTCTTCTGTTTTCCTTGATCGTATGAGTTACGATACCCCAAACAATAAATTGATTATTCTCCGTTACCTTTATCGAAGGATAATCGGGATTGGAAGGTACCAGCCATACAGTTTTCTTTCTTCTGTCTATTTTGACCCGTTTGAGTGTAAACTCTCCGTCCAGAAAGCAAACACATAAATCACCATCCTCCAAATCCAGCGATTTATCTATTATTAATAAATCACCCGGCTCTATCCCTTCGTCTTTCATCGAAAACCCTTTCACTCTCCCGATAAAGCTGGATGCAGGATTCTTTATAAGTTCCCTGTTCAGATCATAGCTTAGCTCCATGTAATCCTGCGCCGGTGAGGGGAATCCCGCTTGAATCCCATCATCAGCGTAAGGTAATAATTGTTTGCTTGAAGCATCAATCCTGAATATTTCGAGCCAATTCTTCATCTGAAAGTGTTTTCGAAGATAACAATCCGGATTGAAATTTGATTCATGCTTAGGTATTATTGTGCTTCATTTACGAAATATTGATAAACGTTTCCTTCCAACTCTTAAAGGATTATCTGCATACACTAATACATTCGGGTATGAACTTACCAACAACCGCATCGGGAAGGAATCGAAAGTCCGATTCAACCTTTTCTGATTTGTTCCCCTATACTTGGAAAAGAACATTAACCAATCTACAACCAACTTTTATTATGGAAGACAAATCACTCACGCTCGAACTGGAAGCGCAGATCAAGGAAACAGCCGGCAAGCTCAAAGCGGAAAAGAAACTGAGAAAAATCTATCCGCTGGTCGTGTTCGGTGACACCTCCTGCGGTGAAAAAGAGGTATACGTTGCCTATATGTCGGAGCCTACCTTCCCCCAGTTCTCCAAGTTTATGGTCGCCTCCCGCAAGGACGAGGTGATGGCGATGAAGACGCTTGCCAAGGACTGTTTCGTCGATGGAGACAAGGAACTGGTGGATAACGAAAGCCTGTTCCTGTTCGGCCTGATGGGGCAGCTCACGGAAATCATCTCCACCCGCCAGAGCACGCTGGTAAATTTATAACCCGCTGGGAAGTACGTGACGACCACCGTATCCGGCAACGGCTGATTTATGTGCGTCACTACTTTCCCGGCGTGAACCTGGAAACCATTGATGACGAAGAGTTCGCCATTTTATCGGAAGAAGCCCTCTGGCTGCATAACCAGATGATGATAACCAAAGCCGCCAATGCCGCGCTATCCGTTTAACCGGCTTTTCATTCTTTATTACTTTCATTCATTTTTCATTCTTTCATTTCCTTTGTTTTCCCCTGCCGCCACACAAGCGGCAGGGTTTTTCTTTTTTAATCATACGCTCTCCTTTTCACCTATTCTTACCCGAACCTAACCTTGCATCCGTATTATGACCCAAATCAAAGATTACCAGGTAAATTACAGCATTAACGTCACCGCTACCGAAGGCGTGCAGGAAGTCGAGAAATTCGCCAAGGCGATGAAACAGCTCAGTGACGCCCGCAGCAACTTCATGCCGGCAGTCAATAGCGTCAATGACATGATGCAGCACATCGACAAAGTGTTCCGCCCCAAGGGCAGGAAGCGGGAATATACCTATAAGTTCGACATCGACACCGGTAAAAGCGAGAAGAAGCTGGAAAGCATCAAGGCGCTACTGACGGATATCAAGGAGCTCACAACCGGTATCAACGTGGTCATCAACGCCGGGCAGAAGCTCGACACCAACACCATCCGCTCACAGGCAAAGGCGCTGGTGGGCAAGAAAGAACTGGAAGCGCAGAAGAGAAGCATCCGCAAGACCGCCTCCCAGTCCCTGAAAACGGTCAATGAGAAACAGCGCGAGGTTACCGGTGTGATCGGCAAAATCAACTCCGCCCTTACCAGCCTGGAAGCCGGACGTGAAATCAATATCAGGACCGACGCGGCCAAAAACCGCCTGACGGAAATACTCGGCCTTCTCAGGCAGATAAAGACGGCATCCGATATCAATATGCCCTTCCGGATGGGTAGCGGCAAAGGAACATCTCCCGCCACTACACCCTTCCAGACCGGCTCCATCCTGACGGACAAGGTATGGCAGCGGCAGCAGAAACAGGTTGCCAAAGCCGGTGAAGCCCGCACGATGCGGGAGATAGAAGCCCGGCAGGAAGCGGAATACCAACAGAACATACAGAAGAAGAAGGATGCCTTCAGGCGTACGAACGAGTGGCTGGAGCGCAGGGCAAAAAATTACGAATACTACGAACGGGCGAAGGTGGAACGTGTCCTGAAACAGGAACGGGAAGAGGAACGCCGGCAAAAGCGTGAAGCCGCCGGGGCCGCCCGCCGCAAACGGGAACAGGAACGGGAAGAGAAGCGGAACGTCATGAACTCCGTGCGGAACATGCAGAGGCAGGCCGCCGCAGGTGAAAGCGCCTATGGCGGCAAACGGCGTGCGGCCATCAACCGCCTTCAGTACTCCCGCCGCCCGTCCATCCGCAGCCTGCCGTTGGTGAACATGTTCAATGCCTACATGGCATACGGGTTCATCAAGTCCGAACTTTCCTCCGCCGTGGATTACAGCAATATCATGGAGTCCGCCCGCAGCATCCTCAAGGTGGCTGACAGCGACCTCTCCACATTTGAGACACGCTTCCAACAGATGTCCTATAACGTGCGGAAGATCGGTGTGGACACCAAGTTCACCGCCTTGGAGATTGCTTCGGCAGCGAAGTTCCTCGCCATGGCGGGCATGGACATCGCCACCATCAACGCTTCCATGCGCCCCATCAGCAACCTGGCGCTCATAGGCGACAACGATGTGGGGCTTATCGCCGACTTGACAACGAACATCATGTCCGGCTATAATATCCAAAGCGGCAGCATGGGCACCGTGGCCGATATTATCACCTCCACCATCTCCCGTGCGAACGTGAACGTGGTCGAGATGGCGGAAAGCTTCAAGATGGCGTCGGGATACCTGAAGCTCTCCGGCGTGGACTTTTCCGAAGCAGCGGCGGCTATCGGTATCTTAGGCAATGCGGGCATGAAAGGCACCATGGCGGGAACCGCCCTGCGTGCGATGTCCACCCGCTTCGCCAAGCCTACCAAACAGGCGGAAGCCACACTGGACAGGCTCGGTGTCAAGTTTACCCGATTCACGGAGATAGCGGGCAAGAAAGTGGAAAAGCTCCGTCCGCTGGCAGAGATTTTCAAAGACCTTCACGATGCCGGGGCGAGTCTGGAAGATATGATTGCTATTTTCTCAAAGATCGGCGGCAACGCGGCGATGCAATTCGTGGTGAACTACGACAAGCTCCGGGTACTCACCACGCAGAACCGCGCTTCACACGGCATCTCCGACGAGCTGGCGCTTGTCAAGCAGAATACGACCAAGGGGCTTTGGGCACAGGTGACATCCACCCTGACGGAAAGCTTCATGCAGGCGTATGAGGTCGTAGAGCCCGTTATCAAAAGCATATTGAAGGACTTCCTGAGTAAGTTCAAGGCTCCGGAGTTTGCACGGGGCATCGCCTCTATCGGGCGGGCACTGCTGGATGTCTGTTCCGTGCTGGCTAACCTGGGTACATGGATGGCCCGTAACTTCCACTGGATAGAGCCGCTATTGTTCACCGGCTTTGTCGCTACGAAGATATTCAAACTGGCGGGCGCGGTAACGAACCTGGGTGTGGCCATCGGCTTTATCGGCAAACAGTCCGTCGCGTCTTCCACGCTCCAGCTTATCGCTTCCCTGACAGGCGGCGGTATCAATGTCAAAGCTTTGTCCTTCGCCAACAAGCGCAACATTGTCACCGCCCTGCGCGGGGCGGGAATCACGGGTAAAGGGGCCATGATGCAGGCGCTCGCCTCTACCGGCATGGCGGGGATGGGCGGTCTGACCGCACGCAGCGCCTTTACCTCCCTTTTTGCCAACCAGGTGGTGACCGGAACAGGCATCACAGGAGCCGCCGCCTCGTTGTCCGCCATGGGTGCGGGCGCGGTGGCGGCTACCGCAGGCATTGCCGCACTGGTCGGCGCGTTGGGATGGGTCGCTTACAAGACCTGGCAGGTGAAGAAAGCCAAGGATGCCGTACTGGAAGAGGTCAATGCCAACGAGAAGTACCGCTATCCTTCCATAGAAGCCCTGCACAACTCGCTACGGGATACATACCTCCAGGCTATCAAGACCAAGGAGGCGGTGGCGAACGTGACGGAAGGCAAGACGCTGGAAGAGGAATCCGGACAGAAAATCGGCGCGTTCACCGGTGAATGGTGGAGGGCGATGCTCTCCGGAATGGCAGCCGCCCAGACACATTCGGCACCCGATTATACCTATGATGACGCCTACCAGAAGAATGCGAAGGATGCTATCAACATCATCGCACGCAAGAGCGGGCAGCAGCAGATCATTTCCGCCTATGCGGAGTTAGGCAAGCTCTCCAGCGCTGTGGAAGTAAGCGCATTTATAAAGAACATCGACCATAACTACAGGTATAACACCAAGCTGTTGGACAAAAGCCTGTACACGGTAAGAAACGGGCGGGTGTTTTACAATCCCGGCATGGACAGGATTACCGCCCGCCAGGCCGCGCAGACCCCGCACTTTGCGGGCTACCAGAACACCGAGGTCGTGCGTTCCATCCGTGTCGGTGCGGAAAGCTACCTGGACGCCATACGGTCACAACCGGGTGCCATGAAAAGGCTGCGGGAGAGCGGGTTCAGCTTTACCGAGCTGGGCAAGGAGGGGTTCTATATGAAGGACGGGAAATGGCAGCAGAAAGAAGCCGGAAAAGACGCGACGGAGGAAGAGGTCAGCAACCTGTTAGCCGCCAAAAGGCGTGTACGGGGCAGGCTTATCGAAATGATGAAGACGCTCCGGGAGAAGTATGGCGGCAGCGAGCAGATGGCGGAGAACATCATCAAAAAAGCGGGGTTCGACACGTCTCTCTATTCCAATGAACCGGGGTATAACGACAATCCCCTGGATGCCCTGCGGGTGACTACCGACGGGGCGGATGACGGGATGGCCGGCGGTAACTATTCAGGGACAGGCAAGCTTTCATCCGCCGCACCCAAGCAGGTCATCGTACAAATCACCAACCTTCTGAGCGTGGGAACCATCGACCTGATGAAGTCCCCTGAAGGACAGCAGGGGGAGATAAAAGACCTGAAAGAACAACTGGCGCAGGCACTGATCGACGTGGCGCATGACTTTGACGCATCATGGAATGCATAATTATTCATATATCAAAAAAACTAACTAATAATGAGCAGACTTATCAATATCGGTGTAAGCACCCTGCTGAGCGGCGGCATCATCGGCAGCGGCAGCGCGGAGAACTATGTCAGTGACGCCGCCTGCCATGCCTTGGGCATGGGCTTGTCACAGTTTGCCGACGGGCAGGTGCAATACTTCAGCAAGGACAGGCAGATACTTAAACGGGCGCTGGTCCAGACCACCTCGCAGCTTGCCTACGGGATGCTGCGCTCTTATCCCAGGTACCTGAAATACTGGGAGCAGAAAGAGAGGGACAAATACCTGCAAACCATGTCGCAGACCAGCATCGCCAACAAGACGGGGCAATATTACCAGCTTATCAGCGAGCAGCAGGCGGTCGCCAAAAAGAAGAACTATTCGGATACCGTTGCCGGCAACATCGTTCCGGACTATCTGGAGCTTTCCATCAGTGCCGAGGGAATGTATTTTGATACGGAAACCATGAAGATAGAAACCAATTCCAAATACGGTCTGGTCACGTTTGCCGACCTACAGCCGCAGGTACAGGTCAGCAGCAAGAACAACATCGTCCTGACGACCGTTCAGGGACGGGATTATACCCGGAAGGAATTTATTTCCGGAGGCGACCTGGAAGTAAATATCAGCGGCAAGATTACAAGCAAATATCCCGATGTGTACCCGGAAGCCGAAGTCAGCAAGTTCCTCAAGCTGATGCAGTACAAGGGGGTGATAGAGTGTGACAACACCATCCTGCGCCAGTTCAGAATCGAAAAGCTGATTGTGCTCAACTACTCCTTCCCGGCAAGCGACTGCCGTAACATCCAGCCTTATACGCTTTCCTGCGTGGCGGTGGAGCCTTCGGAGGCGGTGGAACTGAAACTGGCATCCCAAGAGAAGGTGGACACTGCCATCAAACATACGAACAAATGGATTAAGCTCGCGCAGTTCGGGACAAAGGTAGTAGATCCTTCCTCACTCTTAACACTTACCAAACAATGGCTGTAAATACACTGGACGTACTATGCTGTAAAATAACCATCGGGGATGCGGACCCGGCTAACCCGATGGCGATTCAGGACCCGGTTGTCCTGACCGAGGTGCAGGAGATAGAGATCGTGGAAACCTATAAGAAGCTGACAGGAACCGCCAGGGTAATACTTCCCAAAGGGACGGTTTACCAAAGCACCATCATCGGCAATGCGACGTTGGAAGGCAACGACGCCTCACGCATCACCACGGAAGTGATGGAAGACGGGGTAATCATTGAAAAGAGAAGTTCACAGGCGGCTGTGGGGAAGGATACCTTTCATACCGGGCAGAGAATCAACATCAAGCTGGGCTACAACGGCATCCTGAAGAATATGTTTGACGGCTATGTCACCGCCTATAATTCCGACAGCCTGTTCGAACTCCGGTGCGAGAACATGGCTTACAAGCTTAAACTCAAACAGGCTCCCAAGTTCGAGACACCGCTATCCACCAAGGTGAATGATGTATTGGGAGACAAATACAACCTGCTTAAAGATACGGGCTTTGAGATACACAGCGAAACCAGGCGGTTCGACATCAACATCGGCAAGGTCAAGATTACGGATAACTTCACGGTCGCCGACGTGCTGAACGACTGGAGCAAGTACAGGGTGTATTGCTTTTTGAAGTATGATGAGAACTCGCCCGATGCGATGCCCCGGATTGCCGTAGGGCGTCCCTATTCATCTTCAAAGGCGCAACCGTCCTTTCCGGGAAGCGACAATACGATGCCTTACAGGATATGCTTCAACTACCATGTGGCGGAAAGCAACCTGAAAGTCTTGAAGGTGGACCCGAAGTTCCTGGCCGTTACCGCCAAGGCATTGGGAACGGACGAGAAGTTCTTCGAAGTGACGGTACGCCTGAATCCCGACTATGACGCGGGCAAAGCCGGAAGCAAGGAGTTCCAGACCATCAATGCCACGCAGATCAGTAAAAAGACGCATAAGGTAACCGGCAATACGACGGCATCGGGAGCCGCTACCAAAACAAAAGTGGACTTGAGCACCTATACGGTAGTGCCTTATATGTCACCGAACATGAGGATAGATTCGGATAAACTGGTGGAGGAAGCCATTGAATATTTCAAGAACTACAACCTGAACGGGATAACCGGAAGCGTGACAATCTTCGGTGACTTCGGGCTGCCTTCCGCCGTTCAGGTGGAACTGATAGACGATCTGAACCCGAGCAAAAACGGGGTGTATATCGTGGAAGAGGTAAAAACGATCTTCGGAACCAAGGGGTACAGGCAGGTTGTAAAGTTGCCTTACAAAGTAAAATAAACAGAAAAAGACAAAACAATGGAAAACACAAGTAACGGCAGCCGGCAAGTGATAACCGAAGCTATCCGTAAGATAGCATTAGGACGGAGCATGGAACGTATCGACATGGCTCCCGGAGGGACAAGCGGTATCGGAACCGCACGTATGATTCACGGCTATGTCGCCAAAGTACATGACAATCCGGGTGACAGTGAATACGAAGAGTATGCCGGAACGGTTGATGTGGGCGAGTTTCCCGACGAGACGGCATCTTCCGAACCGGTCATCCACAAAGGTGTATTGCTTGCCGGGCTTAAAGACAACTCCGGCGGGTTCCTGATAATCCCGACCTTATTCTCGGACGTAACCATCGTAACGGATGCGGCGACGAAGTATGCTTATGTGCTGAACTATTCCCACGCAAAGGTTATCCAACTTAGTTCCCACGACGAAACGGTTATCGGCGTGACAGAAACGGAAGAACTGGACACGGGAAGCAATGACTCTCCCGATTATGACGAGCTGGAGAAGACGGGAAATGAAAGCTCCACCCGGTACACGGCGGAAAAGATAACCACCACCGTAAAGAACAAGAACGGAAAGGAAGCCAGCCGGACGATAGAGCCGGAGCTAATCAGTACAAAGGTAGACAAATCCGAAGTAACGCAGACAACGGATAAGATACAGCAGAAAGTGGGAAGTACGACTGTTACCCTTGCCGACAAGAAAGTGGCACTCGGAGATGAGAACGCTACCGAACCGTTGGTATTGGGCAACCAGCTTGCACAGTTGATGCTGGAGTTCCTGACCGAGTGCAGCAAGATAACGACCCCTACACTGATGGGAACCATGCCCGCCGTCAATGTGCCGAACTTCGCTTCACTCATTTCCAAGATACAGAATTTTCTCTCTAAAACCTCCTATACCCAATGACAGAACTCTTACCCGGCATCAGGGAACTGGACAAGGACAGCCTTTGTCACGCCATCTATTCCCAGCTTTACCATAACTTTTTCAATGCACAGGATGCCGGAACCGTCACCGAAGGCGACCAGACTTCCATTCGCTTGCGCAATACGGCTTATAACTTTGCCAGTGCCATCGCTTCGGGCGTCACCGGTGAAGGCGGTGGTGAGAGTGGCGGTGTCCTTTTGGCTTTCCTGAAGAAAAGCGGTGGCGATATGAGCGGGTTGTTACGTGCGGGCAACGGTTTTGAAGCTGGCATAGCCAATGAACGCATCCTACATATATATAAGGTAGGACAAGAACGGGGCGTTGCCGTTTCCGGCAACCTGAAAATCGGTGGGAATCTGTACCTGAACGGTAAACAGGTGCTCTCTTATGATTCCGGTACCCATACCGCAACATTGGAAAGCACACGGGTTGATTTCGGAAGCTCCCTTCTCAGGGGAGCCGGTGAGCTTCTTATCGGAGAGGATAAGGAGACGGGCATCTACATGACACCGGCACTGTTGCAGGTAGGTGGCAGGAATGTGTATCATGCGGGCAATGCCAACCGGACGGACATTTCATGGAGTATGCTGGACGCCTCTGTTTCGGGAAAACTTCAGGTAACGGGTACTGCGGACATACAAGGCGTCCTGACAGCGGAACAGGGGGTCAATCTGGGCGCAGCCGGTAAGACGGTACTTTCCATCCATTCCGATACGGCTGACCTTAGCGGCTATCTTTCCTTTTCCCAAGGGCATGGCATCAAAATCGGCGGTTCTCCCGTCCTTATCCGGCTGGATGACAAGGATATCCAGCTTGCGGCAGCGGGTGGAGACTTACTTTTGGGTAATGAATCCACTAATAAAATCCGTTTGCAATCGGACTTATGGGATATTGACGGAGATACGATGCTAATCAGCAAGTACGGCTCTGCCTGTTTTCCCGGTTCACTTACCGTCAGGCATAATTACGGGGATAATCTGCTCACATCCTATCACAAGGATAAACAGGATGAAGGGATTGTCATTCATAAACGGTTGCGCTGGGGAAACTCTTCGGGTGCTTACCTGTATGGCAAAGACGATGCGCTTCATTTCGCTTCAAGGGTTTACCGCACGGACAGCGCGAACGGCCAGACGAGCCCTTACCCTTATGAGACTGCCTTCTCGTTTGTCCCTTCCACCAGCCTTTACAAACGGCAGGACCGGCACTCCGACACTTTTTGTCTCCATACGGACGCTGATTTCTTCGGTTTTAATAAACCGCTCGAAGCATCCGGACATATCGGCATTGACGGTTCATTCACCCGGCTGGCGGACAAGACGCTATTCTTCAGCGCAGAGAGTTATCTGCTTTCCGTGTCAAACGGCATCCGGCATTATGGGGATGCTTACTTCATGGGCGGTATCAGCAGTGAGTTTTTCTCTTCGGGCTTTGCGGGCTCCGGCTGGGCCATCCTGAAGAACAAGGCTACGGGCAGCATACAGGCTACCTTTGACGAGGTGGTCGTCCGCAGGAAAATGCGCGTCTATGAGCTGGAAGTCCAGAAAAACACCGCTACCAACGGCTCCCTATGGGTAACGGACAGTTGCAGCGGTGATATGGTCATACCACTTTAATTTAACCTTAAACGATGTCTCTACTTAATTACAACCGATATAAGATATGTATCTCCCCCAAGTCCGCCAAAAGGCAGGGACTCCGTACGGGTGATGTGGTAAGGCGGCAGTATTTCGACGGAAAGAATGTCGTCTACTCCCTGATGGCCGTACTGGAAACAGGCATTGACCGAATAACCACATTGGAAGGGGAAGAACAGGAGTCTCCTTACTTTATAGGAGCGTTACTGGATGGGGATGTGCCCCAAAACGGGCAGATACTCGACTTTGTACGGGTAACCAATCTTTTCGATGAAGACCGCAGCGGTGCCATGTACCTGACTGCATCGGACAGCCAGTCCCCTTACATGGACGTGATTGACGGCATGGCGCAGGAGAAGTCCCTGTGTTATCCCCGGGGTGACAACGGCTGCCGGTATACGCTCACGACCGGAGGAAGACTTTCCGGAGAATACCTGCCATACAAGGACGGTTGCAGCCGGGTGTTCAGCATCCTCTGTAACGGAATCCCGTTACAAGGTAAATGCGGACTGGAGCAAACGATTGGCAAAGGATTGGAGAACCCGGAAAGGATTCTCATTTCTTATAAGATACGCGCTTCCAGGGATTTTCCGTCACTTCCCTTCTCTTTAGGATATGCTGACGGCACTGAAACAGACGGAAGCGGTATGGTGGCGGTATCAACCCTCTGGCAGTACAAGCTTGCTATCATCACCATAGACTATCTTCCCGAATACGAACGGAGTTTCAGGTTGGATTTATCCGACCTGGAACCGGGCGACCGGTGCGAGATAGCCGAACTGAACATCATCCGGCTTTCGGACATAGCCACCTTCGCAGACTCAACGAAGGCCCGTGTGGGCAAAGTCCAGGGAATTATCGACCCGACCTTCGGACGATTGGAAGGTTACGGCGCTTACTTCCAACGGCTCTATGCGACACGGGATGTAAACATAGCCGGCACCTTGACCGCCGGTGACGAAACGGGCTTTGCCAGCACTTTCTATGTAGGACGCATCCATAAGAATTGCCTGATAAACTCGCTGTACGGCAACTTTCTGCATCCGGTAGAAAGGGCTATCGGTGAACAACCGCCTGCCGGTATCGGGGATGTCTTTCTGATTCCGGCTGACGGTGTTATGTTGGTCGCCCAAACACAAAGCTGGGCGGAGACGCATCAGGGAGAAAAGTATTGCTTCTCCTTTTGGGCAAAAGGGATATCCGGTACTTTGACAGTCTCCCGGAACGGGCACCCGCTACAGGAGATAGAAATAGAGAATCAGTGGAAACGTTATCACATACCGTTTGTTATCGGCTATGAAGAGCCGGAAGATTTGCTGATAGAAATTACGACGGATACCACCGGAGTCCTGTTCTGCTGCGCCCAACTTGAAAAAGGGGAACGGGCAACGCTCTACCAGGCAACAGACGGCAAGCTGGCGGATACGGACGGGTACGGGGCGTGGTTTGCAAGGGGCGGCATCGGCGGCACGATACAGAACCCGCTCCTTAAACTCAATGCGGACGGCTCCATCTCTGCCGGTGACGGTTCATTCGTTATCAACCGCGACGGTACGGGCTACTTTGCGGAAGGACGGTTCAAGTGGACAAAGGACACCATCACTTTACAGGATGTTACTATCCGTTGGGAAGACTTTGACGACCAGGCAAAAGAAAACCTGCTTACCAAATATGTAACAATCACCGGGACGAACCTCTTCCATTACACGGACGCCCTTCAGGAAGATGCCTGCGAACCCAAGGAAATCACCCTCTTTGCCACTGAATACAACTTCACGGCGACGGCAAGGAGATGGCAGTACATGGGAAGTGAGGGGAACTGGAAGGACATGCCGGGAACTGATTCGGACTATCTTAAATTACTACCTGCTTCACATTTCTGGGAAGACAGGGATGTATTGACCCTTAGATACATCGCTACGCTGGATGAATCCGAATATGTTGAGTCCTTCACCATTTCTAAACAATATGACGGTGCGGACAGCTATTCCGTCTATATCGCTTCTACTGGTGGGAACGTATTCCGCAACGGTATCATTTCAACCACCTTGTCTGCCCGCGTACTCAAAGGTGGCGAGGACATTACGGAACGGATACCGGAAAAGAACTTTCTCTGGACACGTACCGGCAATGATGCGGCGGACGACGACCTCTGGAACTCCGTTACCCATACCGGCAAGACACTGGAGATAACCGGTGAGGACGTCTATCGCAAGGCGGTATTTGACTGTGAAGTAATTATCTCAACCCAATAACTTAAACCTAAATCAACTATGGCCATTAAAGTAGCAAGAGGACAGGTCACCATCATCGACCAGAACGATGCCGTCTCCCTTCAGGCGTTTGTCGGTTCCAACCAACCTCTCACACAAGTTTTTAACAAGGACACGGGCGCTTTTGCCCCGAACTGGACGGCATCCCCGTATCTGGTGCTGACCCCTTCCTTATTTGTCAGTGGCAAGGGCGCCGCTGACCAGATTACCACCGTAGGAAATGCGGCGGTTCTGACTCCCGGTGTAAAATCCGGCTCCGCCAAATGGTACAAGAACGGTACGGCTATAACCACGGGCGCGGACGGATGTACAATTGGGGCGGCATCCGCCAAGTATGCGCTGACCGTCAAGACGAACCACATGAGTGTGAGTGTCCCGCAGGTACGCTATACCTTTGAGGCCGTTTACATAGACGCCAACGGGCTGGAGATTCCCTTCCGCTCGGATATCCAGTTCACGCAGCACCTGAACGCGGGCGCGACCATCGTGGCGGTGGCTTATGCACCTAACGGTGTGGTTTTCCGTAACGATGAAGTGACCGCCCTCAAGGCGCACTGTGACCTGTGGCGCGGGGCGACCATCGACAATACGAATATCACCTATGCCTGGGGCATCAAGGATTCCTCCGTGTTCGCGCCGACCACCCTTACCGCAGCAGCGGCATCCGGAGCCACCACGATAACGGTTGCCAATGTCGCCAATATGGAAGCGGGCGGAAAGATAACGGTCGGCTCGGCGCAATACACCATTTCCGCTATAAATGCCAGCACCAAAGTGGTGACGCTGACTTCCGCATTGAGTGCCGCAGCCGCTTCAGGAGCGTCCGTTTCCTGCCCGTATTATAATTCCATGCTGGGGGTGAGCTGGTCCTGCCTGACATCGGCAAACCCTAAAGGCGTTACAGCCGGATGGACGACCAATGAGATTACGATCACGGCGGATGCGGTACTGAACTTCGAGACATTCAAGTGCGCCATCAAGGACACGGACACTTCCGCAGGCAACGCTTCGGCCAACAAGGTGGTCTGCGACATCATTTCCTTCTCGGACATGTCAGACCCCATCACCGTGCATATCGTCAGCCAGAAAGGGTTCACCATCAAGAACAACCTGAACGACGTGGACGCCAAAGCCATCCTCTACCGGGGAGGCGACGAGCTGGACAGTGCCGGGACATCTTATACTTATACCTGGAAACTCTGGAACGCGGCGGGCACGACGGTCGTAAGGACCTACACCGGAAAGTCCGTAACAGTGTCCAAGGCGGATGTGACGGGAAGGGGTGTCCTTATGTGTGAAATTTCCAAATAGGTGCTATATGGAAGTTTGATGTTTTTTTAAGGCGGTGTCATACCGCCTTTTCCCGTTTATTCCCTATTCTACCTTAGACTAAACCTTAACCAATGGAAAAACAACTGATCGCACGGGGACAGGCGACCATCCTCGTACAAAAAGACTCCTACACGATTCACCAGTCGGTAGGTGAATATATCTTTCCGGCAAATAATAACGGCTCCCTCTCACAGGCGGTCACCTTCAGTTCCACCATCAAGGTGACGCTGGGCGACGACAACCTGACGAACTTCACGATTGGCGCCGTTACCAGACCTGCCGGGTTCTCCGCCATCACCGTGAACAACACGAACAAGACGGTTAGCTACTCGGTTGCCGCCGGTACGACTACCATGGCGGACAGCGGGCTGGTGACGATTCCGGTAACCATTGCCGGACAGACATATACTATTACCTTCTCTTATGCCAAGGCGAAGACCGGTGCGGCAGGCGTCGATTCCAATATGCTCGACTGGGTAAGCGACTGGAACAGTGCCAAAACGGTGATCGGTTCCCAGTCGGTCATCACTCCCAAACTGTTTGCCGGGACAAAGAACGCGAACGGGACGATAACGGGTATTGCTATCGGCAAGTTCCCGCTAAGTACCGTAAACGCTTCCGGAGCGGTTGCCACCGAGACAATCAACGGCATCTACGGGTTCAAGGACGGATACAAGACATTCGCCATTGATACTACGGGAAGTGTGTTGCTGGGCAAGGGCAACCAGTTCATCCGTTATAACCCGGCAAACGGGAAGATAGAGTTCGGATCGGAAGTGACGCTGAACTGGGTGAACGCCATCAACACCGCCAAGACCGAAGCAATCAATTCCGCGGCGGCAACGGCGCAGGCGAAAGCGGATGCCGCGAAGAAAGGAGCTGTGGATGCGGTAAGAAACGATATCGCTGATGCCAAGAAAGCCGGAACGGATGCAAAGGCGGTTGCCGATGCCATCACTAACAAGGCGAATACGGAAGGTTGGGCGACCAAACTCACCTATATAGGCTCTACGGGCATCTATACGGGAACGCTCTCTGCCAATACGGTGAACGCCGTCCGTATCAACGCTTCCCAGATTAGCGCCGGAACCATTGACGCGGCACGTATCAACGTAGCCGCCCTGAAAACATCACTGATAACGGCAGGCAATATCGAAGCATTAACACTGAACGTTACTAAAGGGAAAGTCGGCGGCTGGAGCATTGATGCGGACTCAATTTACCGTAGCACCAAGAACAACACTTCCGGAGCATATACGGGGGCTTCGGGTTCGGTTTGCATCGGCTCGAACGGCATCCGGGGCTTTAAATGGCGGCTGGACGCGACAGGTGCGGGTGCCGTAGCGGGTGGCAATATTGCATGGGACGCGGCAGGGAATGTCACGTTCGGTGCTTCGGTAACCCTGAACTGGACAAATGCTGCCAATACAGCCGCCAATAACGGTAAACTATTTATACGTGGTACAGGATTGAACCATTCCGCCACCCGTTATATCTTACTGAACGGCACGAAAATCCACGAATCCTCTTCCCGGGGACTGGTACTGAGTGTAATCAACCGGAGCGACCTGAAAGCGGTGAGCCATACGCATTACGACGTTTATGCCAGCGATGCCAACTGTAATAGCCTGGCAACGGCAATGAACGCCCTCGACAGTACCAAAATTGTCATCCTGACCTCCTATGACGCTATCCGTATCAATGCGACGCTATCCGCGGCTATCCAGCGCTGTGGCGGCTCTGATTATATGGTAACCGATGCCAGGACCCCTTACGCCCTGATAGGTATTCCGGGGATAGGCAGGAATATGGGGCTGACCTCCATATACGGTCTGGAAGCCACCGCCCCGTTCGCTGAAATCTCCACCGTCATAGTGAACGGTATTCCCCAGGGAGTCAATGCGGACGGAAAACTGAAAACCTACCTGAGCGGCAACGGCATCTATACCGGCACGCTGACTGCCGCACAAGTGAATGCGGTCGCTATCAATGCCGGAAGTATCACTGCGGGTACCCTTAGTGCTGACAGAATAGGCGCCAAGGCAATTACTGCCGCCAAGATTGCCGCCGGTACGATCACTGCCACAGAAATCAATGTATCCAGCATTCAGGCATCCGTCGTTACGGCAACGGCAGTCAACGGTCTGACCTGTACGTTCAACAAGGGAACGATAGCCGGATGGACGATTAACTCCACACAAATATTCAAGAACAGTGTTTATCTCGGTGCGGACGGTTCCATCACGAACTCTACCAAATGGAAATTTAATAACGACGGTTCGGGACAAATAGCAAATGGTAATATCAGTTGGAACGCTGCGGGAGCGGTGACGTTTTCTTCCGCGGTTTCATTGAATTGGACGGACGCAATCGAAAAAATTCAGATAGGCGGAAATAACTTGTTGAATAATTCCGGAGACTGGAGAACTGCCGGCTGGAATGGCGGATACACAACCAATGGCGGTGGTTATACAATAGACTCATCCGTGCTTTTCAAAGGAAGACCTACGCTGAAAACCGATGCCGGAAACGGGGTCGTTCACTCGTCATGGATAAAATTGGAAAATAATGCCGAGTATACTTATTCGGCAATGGTAAGATGTAATAAAACAATTACAGGTAATGGAAATACCCCCTTGCATTATTGGGCGGGAAAGGATAACAACAGCCAGTCCAAAATTACCGTTTTGAAATATGATACGTCTGTTGTTGCCAACACTTGGAAAAGGATATATGTAGTCTTCAAGCTAAATTCTGACGGAGATAGTTTCCGTCCGTTCCTTTACAGGGGAAGTAACGAATCAACATTCTATAATGTAGCTTACTTCAAACTGGAAAGAGGGAACAGACCGACTGACTGGAGCCAGTCAGACGGTGACGCCAACAAGCTTTCAATTGATGCCCAGAACGCTGCAAATGCAATTATTGCAGCCTTGGGAGGTTCCGGCTATCCAAAAATGACAAAAATATCTTCCACTGGAATCTATACGGGAACACTGACGGCAGCACAGGTGAATGCGGTGGCCATCAATGCGGGCAGCATCAATGCGGGCACACTGAGTGCCGACAGGATAGCCGCCGGCAGCATCACTTCCACGAAACTGGACGCGGCAAGCATCAAAGCCAATATCATCAATACCGGCTATATAAACGGATTAACCTGTACGTTTGTACGGGGAACCATCGGCGGGTGGACGATTAATTCTACACAGATATATAAGAACAGTGTCTATCTGGGTTCGGACGGTTCCATCACGAACTCTACGAAATGGAAATTAAATAATGACGGTTCGGGACAGGTGGCAAACGGAAACATCAGTTGGAACGCCGCGGGAGCCGTAACTTTCGCTTCCTCCGTGTCCCTGAACTGGACCAATGCAGCAACGAATGCCTTGAACTCCGCAAAGAGTTACGCCGATACCAAGAAAACGGAAGCCGTCAATGCAGCGGCTTCTGATGCGACAGCCAAAACCAATGCCGCCAAGGAACTGGCTCTGGCCATGGCTTTCGGCAAGATGATGTACCGTGACCCGGAGTTTCGGAATGACAATAACAGTATCACCGTATATAACACCAATAGCAACGGTACGGTAACGATTGCCCGGACGGGGCTTTCCAGTGCACCCAATGACAGCAAGACGGTACTGGAGATCAAAACGGCCGGCAGCGCGACACCGGGTATAGGCGGCTTTTGCTTTGCCACTCCCTGTTCCAACCGAAAAGTGTTTATCGTCAGGATTATAGCCAAAATACCTGTGGGAAGGAATATCCAGTGGACAAGCAATGCCATCGGCGCTTCGGGCAGCAGCAAATGGCTGACACCGAACGCCGGCACAGGAGACTGGGCGGAGTACATATACAAGGTGACGTGCGGTACTTCGGGCTTCTCTTCGACGAACTTCTTCTATCTGGACGGCGCGCAGGGAACCGCGGCGGCTCCCGTCATCTGGCATGTCGCCTACGCAACCGTGTTCGACACGACTTCTTCCGAAAGGTATACCACCACCATTGACGCCAACGGCATTTATACCGGCACGGTACGGGCGGGTCAGGTGCTCGTTGACAGCGCGCTGGTAGTGGGCGGCAGCACGTATAACGGCAGCATCTCGGTAAGGGATGCGGGCAACAATGTGAAGGCGACGCTCGACCGCACGGGCATAACGGCTGTTGCCGGGAAGATCGGGGGCTGGAATATCATCTCCGGCGCCATCTATGCCTGCGCGCCCGCCGGTGGACACCGGGTATACATCACTTCCAGCGGATACATTTACAACGATGACGGCACACAGGACTACTGGGGGCTACGGGCGGACGGCTCGGCGACGTTCGGCTATGGGAAGATACTGTTCGACAATGACGGCTCGGGATATGTGGCGAACCAAAATATTAAATGGGACGCGAAAGGCAACGTGGAAATCAAGGGCAACATCACCGCCAATTCAGGACTGATCGCCGGCTTCACCATTAGTGGCAACAAGCTCATCAATACGGCAGCGGATTCTTCCATCGAGTTCTCATCCATGATGGGAAACGCTTCCATGACCATCAACTCATACAGTTCCCTGCTCTCCCTACGTGCCGATTCGGCACGAACGGGCATTGCTATCCAGACCTATGCCACGGGAGCCGTCGGGCTCTCTATTATCGCCAACGCCGGTTCTAATTATGCCATTGAATCATACGGGCCGGTGCAGTTCGGACAGCGTGCCGGCGAACGGTGGTGCGTGCCGGGTGTCCTGTACATCGGCTGCAAGTACAATAGCGGTAACAATTCGAATTTCAGCAAAATATGGGGTGAAGGATGCAATGTCACGTCCTGTTACCACATGGGAAATGCCCAATATAAATTCTATCATAATCTGGGGCATACGAACTATACCGTATTCGCGCAAGGCTGCCAGAATACAAGATATTACGGTTTCTTCCGGTTGCTGGAAAGGGCATCCTCCTACTTTGTCATCCAGAATGTGGGAAGTAACGGCGGGCCTGACGGCTCTCCTTTCGACTTCGTTATCTACGGCAGGAACAAATGGTCTTGACCTTTACTTACCTTTTTTGCCTTCAAGAGTCCTATTCATGGAAAATGGCTTATCTATGGAAATAAAAAACATCGTTGTAACCAAAAGCATGACGGCCCTGACAGCCAACGCTTACTACCAGTTGGAAACGAGCGCGTCCAACGGAATCCTGAACCGTATCTCCGCCAATGTGCTGACTCCCGCATCCGCCCAGGGACAGGAAGAGTATCTGGGCAATATCAGTTATGAGAACCATAACCTCTCCTGTAGCTTCCTCTCGGTGGAGGACGTATCGGCGTACTTCAAGGACTTTGAAGGGTTCATGGCGGAGATCGGAGCACAGCAGGAACAGGAAAAGCAAAGCAAGTGACAACATCTCCGGCTTACTTTCCCTATTCCTTGAGAAACAACTTAAAGAACAACAATCAAATTTATGGAATTACTAATCAAAGACCGGCTTTACATTCCGGCATTCCTTCCCAAAGAAGGCAGTTTCAAAGACTTCAACACGAAGAAAAGCATCCTCAGCAAGATTGAGATCACACAGGATGAACGTGAAGCCGTAGGGCTCAAAGAAAACGCGGAAACCAAACGCATCGAATGGGACGTGGAAAAAGACACCCCGCTGGTAGTGGACTTCTCAGCCGACGAGATGCAGTACCTGAAAACATCCTGTGAGAAAATCTCCGACCAGAGCCTTCCGGATGATATGTGGCAGACGGTTGAAAAGCTGTATAATGCGATTCAGGAACCGGAAAAAGAATCATAGGAATCATTTGTAGCATAAGATTTTGATAACCCGAAAAGGATGTCCACCACCAAAAGGGCGTCCTTTTCTTTTTTAATTAGCTATGGCAAGACAAGACATCAATATGGACGCCTCCTGCGGGGAGGTGAACCTGGCGGATAACCTGACGGACAAGCGCATTTATCCTTTTGAATATTTAGGAACGGATACGGGCAGATACGCCTACGGAGAAATCCGCGTGCCCGGTAACTTCGAGAGCCGGTACAACGACCAAGACGGCATCCGGGTGCATATCCCGTATATCCCACAGTACAAGGAGCTGAAAATCCGTTTCTCCCTGGAAAAAGGGGACGGAAACGAATCCTACCTGAGAAACCGCAACGACAACAGTATATGGTTTACGGTACTTTCTCCCGATTTGGGAACAGTCTATCTCTCAGCCTTCCGCACAGTCAATGAAACGAATCACTTCAACTTGATCCTGCATGAGGGAAAACTGTTACTGTACAGCGCCAACGAAACGGATTTTATCATCAAACCCTCGCTGGAACAAACGAAGGTATTCCTTCTCAAAGCCGCTGCCGGGAACCTCTACCAGCATCCGACCACGGGTGTAGGACTAATCAGATACTTGCACGGGAACTTTGAGAACTCGAACCTGCCGGGCAAGTTGCAACAGGAGTTTGAGGCGGACGGGATGATTATAAAAAATGCCTATATGGACTCTGAAACAGGGGAACTATTACTGGATGTGGATGAAAAACAAACGGACTAAAGAAATACGATGGGAAAATACAAAATAACAGCCGGACAGAATATTTATGACGTTGCCATGCACCTGTACGGAAGCATCGAAGGCATCGTGGACTTATTGATAAACAACCCGGAACTTTCTTTGGATGACACCCTGAAAAGCGGTGAAGAACTGGAGTATACCGACGGCTTTACCATCAGTCCCGATATTGTTGCCTATAACAGGATGTACAGCCTCCTTCCGGCAAACGGGGAAAGAAACGTCTATCCCAAAGAACCTGCCGGCAAGCGTTTCATGGAGCTGTACATAGACAACAAACAGACAGCCGCTTCGCTGTTACTAAGCGGCAACGGGACACTGGAAATAGACTGGGGAGACAATATGGAACTGGAAGTGGTGGTGCTGAGTGATGAAACAAAAGAGCTCCGGCACTATTTCAATGACAAGATCACGTCCGTCCGCAGAGTGAGTTTCTATGGAGAGGTAAGGTTCAGGATACTGGAAATAAGCCGTTCGCACGCATCATCCGTTTACCTGCTCCGTCCGGTCAGTATGGAGAAATTCACCTGTGAAAAGATGGAACTGGACATCTCTTTCCTTTCACTGGCGGAAGATACATACGAGCTTTACTTTGCCGGATTACAAACGGGCAGCCTTCTATCACTTTTGCCACTGAAAAGGTTAATGAGACTGGATTTAACCGGTTCTAAAGTGAAGCCTTCCGTTCTGGACACCTACCTGAAAGCGTTGGTAGCACAACACTACGGCAGACGGAATATGACCGTTCTCCTGTCTACCTCACCGTCGGGCACCTACCGGAAGCCGGAGAAAGACAGCAATGGCAACTACCTGATTGCATCGGGCATGGAAGCCGTCTGGATGCTTACCCATGAACCCGCCTGGAACGAGGGTGGCGCATGGATATTTATTATTAACAACCAAACTTATACCTATGAGCCGGACGATACGGGAAATCTATAACGAAGCCATTACGGAGAGAAACAAGCGGCTGGAACTAAGCGAGTTCTCCAGTGATTCCAAAATGAGCATCATGAACGGAATTACGTGGACGGTGGCCGCTGCTATCCACAGCTTTGAGACACTTTTGGATGTATTCGCCGTGGACATCTCGACAGCCATCAACCTCCGTGTAAACGGAACGCCCACTTTCTATGCCAACGCATTGCTCCAATACCAGAAGGGAGATGAACTCTCGGTAAGGGAAGACGGGCTGGCGTTCGGTTATGCCAACGTGGACGAGACGAAACGCATCATCACGCAGGTATCCTACATCGAGAGCACGGACGATACCAACCTGGATAGCAAACTGATACTGAAAGTGGCTACGGGAGAAAAGGGGCATCTGGAACCGCTGCCCGCCTCGGAGATGGTACCGGTCAATGCCTATATAGGTAAGATGAAGTTCGCCGGGACGCGTATCGAGGTCATCAGCCGGGAAGGGGACGTGCTTATTCCCCGCATCACCGTCTACTATGACGGTGCCATACCCGAGAGCGAAATCTATGACAAGATTGAAGAGAAGCTGAACAAGTATATCATGGGGATGCCTTTTGACTCATCCGTCTATGTTTCCTCGGTTATTGAAGCTGTCCGCAGTGCCGAGCATGTGACGGACGTATATATCGACGAGCGGGCAACACCCGAACAGGGAATCTTTATCGCCTCTTATGACGCGGACGGAAACCTGTTGCCACCCGGAAAAGTGCATCGCATCACCAAAACATCGTCCGGCTTTATGAAACAGTCGTCCGCCACGGGCAAGGAACAGGAACTGCCAACATTCCGGCAGGCAATCAGGCTAATCGTTGAAGGATGAAAGAGAACCGTTATAAACTACCGACCGACAAGCTGGTGAACAGGCTGGTGCCTTATTACCTCTCAGGCAGGAAATACATTCTTTTCCTGCAAAGCCTGGTGTATCCCCTGCACTCCCTGAGTGAGAAATTCCGTGCCTTTGCGGCAGAGAAACACATCGAAGCACGCATGACCTCACAGGTGATGTACTTCGAGTGGCACCTGAACCATAAGTTCGCCCGGTATCTGAAAAACAGCGGAGAAAGGCTCGTGATTTCACAGAGCGACTCACTGGGAGTGGACATCTACCGCGAAGATGCCGCATACGGCAAGCCCTTTACTATTTGGTACAACCTCGAAGAAGTGACGCCGGACGTGAAGCCCGAAGAGAAGCCCCGCGAGTTTCACTTCCTGGCGGAAGAGAAGGCGATCAACCGGGTCAGCTTCATGGTGCTCGTCCCTGAAATAAACATCCCTGAGAAAGAGTTCGTCTATATGCTCTCCTTTGTTATCAACACCTATAAAGTGGCAGGCAAGACCTACCTGATAAAAATAGACCAAACTGAAAACACCTAACCAATTAACCTGATACTATGAAAGAATACGTTGCAGACACGGGCGGAAGATATACCTACGTGGATGACATCCTGAACCTGCAAGAGCTTGCCCTTTCCATGACGGCGATCTTCAACGCCTGCGAGGACTTTATCATCTCGGGCTGCGAGATAACGGGCAATGCCATCTCGTCCGGCTATGTTTGGATCAACGGTAAAGTCCGTCACTTTGAAGGATGCCCTTCAGCCGCTTTCCCTTATTATATCTATGAGAAGAACGGCACCGACACGGTGGTGTATGCCGGGGACGTGAACAAGAAAGGACGGGAAAACTACCTGTGCGCAGGCAGTAGCGTCCTTCCTTCCGTAAAGGACACCCTGACGGGTAAAGTACCCTGCCTTATTGAAATCACCAAAACCTACGCGCCCCGCTTCCTGGATAAGTTCTTCGGGCATTACGCCGTCCTGCTGGATACACCCTTTTCCAAACAGACCATCAAGAAAGAGCTGGTTGTCACCGGGAAGCTGACGACCGAACAAGGTCTGGAATCCAAGACCGCCGTATCCGTTGTTTCCCCTTCGGGATATTCCCTCAAAGGGTTGGTCAAACAAAACGGGACGGCTTCCTTCGGCTCTTACCTGAACGGCTTGCTCATCAGTGAGATTTGCATTTCGACCGACGGCAGCGTTTCATTCCTAAAGGGTAAAAACGAACTGGCACAGATAGATGAAAACGGCATGACCTATACCCATGCCTCTTGTACCAGTTCACGCACCGGCTCGTTGCTGATTGAAAAGAACTCCATCATTAATGTCGCGGATACTACGGACGAAGGTTCGGTAGACATCAATACCGTCCGCCTGAACGAGGAAACGAGTACCTTCCGTGACTTCCGGGTGTTTGACGGCAAACAGGCAGCCATTCCCTTGCTTCATGTCAAAGGAAAGACGAAAGAAGTATGTGTCAGCGGGACTTTTACCGTGGCGGGCAAATCCATTACCATCGCTTCCGCAGAATCAAAAACATTATCTTATACGGATGACGAAGGCGTGGAAACAGCATCCATCGGATTCATTTCAAGCCAAAGCACAGACTTTTCCCTTATCAATGCCATCGGAAACATTGAACTTTCCCCTAAAGAATCCGTAAACATTGCCGGAGACTTAAAAGTGAACGGCACCAGCCTGAAAGACATCTATGTCAGTCAAAAGAGTTTTACGGATGCATTGGCAGGGAAAGTAAATACTGTGAAGGGCAAACAGCTCTCCACCGAAGACTTTACCACGAATTACAGGAAGAAACTGGATGCCATTTCCACCGGTGAAATCCAGACCGGGGGCGAAGGATTTGTTACCGCTACTCAGGTAAAAGAGGCGCTGGCAAAGAAACTGACGGCTTCCTCCAACCTTTCCGATGTACCCGACAAAAAGATAGCACGCACTTCACTGGACATCTATTCCCGGGAGGAAACAGGCTCCCTGTTCCTGAAAGTATCCGGCAACCTGCAAGAACTCGTGTCCCTAACCGCCGACGAAGTAAACGACCTTACGGCGGAAGAAGCGGCAGCCCTGAAAGCCCGGAAGCAAGCGGCAGTCCGTGACAACCTGGATGCGGAGAAGAAAGGGACCGGAGCCTTGAAACTGGCAAAAGCAAGCAACCTTTCCGACCTGTCCGATAAGGCATCCGCCCGAAAGAACATCAGCGTCTATTCAACGGCAGAGGTAGACAAACTGCTTGCCGGGAAGCTGGATACAGACTATGCCTACACCGGCGTAGTCTTTACCGAAACCATGAAGCAAAAGCTGGAAGGAATCAAGACAGGCAGCTTCGCCTACATAGACAATGACGATGTATCACACGCGGAAGTGGAAGGCTATGTGCTTCTTTCCCATGTCAGGAAAGAGCTGGCAAAGAAAGCCGACCGCTTGCTTGCCGGATATACGGAGGAAGAGAAGAAAAGCGTTGCCGCCAATATCAATGTTTACTCCAAGACAGAAACAGATACGAAGTACGCGGGCATCGCCCGTCTCTTTCAGGATTACATTGATTACCTTGTCGCCCAGGGAAAGAAAGCCGCCGACGCGCAGAAGATGCTCCGGGACAAGCTGGATGTACTCTCGAAAGCCGATGTCAGCGGTACTTACCTGAGAAAGGACGGCAAACTATCCGACCTATCACTACCTGATACGGCTGCCAGGAAACAGGCATGTAACGCACTGGGAGCCGCTTACGCCCCGGAATACCAGACAAAGATTGCAGACACGGGGTGGATGCAAATGGCGAACTCCGGCAACGGAACAGACACCAGCCGGCTGTTCGTACGTCAGATCGGAAATATCGTATCCATACAGGGCGTCATCAATACGGCCCGGCGGGACGGCAGCAACATGGGAGGAACGGTCGCCGTGCTTCCGAACGGGATTTCCGCACCCCGTTACGGAGTAAGGACAACACTCTGCGACTGGAACGACGACGCAAAGTACAATAGGGGTACTACCTTTATCCTGAGTGGCGGAAGCCGGAACATCCGGATATTTGAAAGCGGATGGTACAATGTGAACACCGACATGAACTTTACATACATGGTATAACTAATAGCATAACTAATTATGAAGAAAATCAATATCCAAAAGGATCTGGACAGCCGCCGGGAAATCTCCCGGATGGCATACCGTCCCCAAAGCGTGAGAGCAACCGAAGTAGAACCAACCACCCAGCAAACCAATGACCAGAGCGAAGAGAAAATACGGCAGCCGGCAGACGAAATTCGTACCGGCACGGGAAAAAAGGGCGTTCGCCGACGGGCGCCCCAAGGGAACCCGTAAGAAGTTCCCCTTCGAACAGACGCCGCTGGGGTTCCTGCTTAAATATGAGATGCCCGTCGTATATGACATCCTGCAAGACAAGTACAAGGACCCCAGGCGTTTCCACCCCGCAGCCGAGGTAGTGGAACTGGTGTGCAGGGCATCCGGGGACCCCACCTACAAGAAGCCCAAATTCCGGCGCTGCATGAACGCGTACATCGCCGACGGGCTTTGCTGCAAAAGGGGCAAGGTTCTCACACCCGGTCGGAAGGTGTATTACGAGTCGGTGCGCAGGAAGAAGATGGAGGCGTTCATTGCGGGAAACCGGAAGAAAATAAAGATTCTGGGAGAACAGGTTTTTAATAATGTATTTAAAAAAGATTCGGCAAGTGATACCTAAAAATATATGGTTCAACGGGTTGTATTCCATATTTGAAAATTTATTTAAACATACTTGGAGCGTAAGGAATAACCTGTTATCTTTGCCGGAAATTAATTGATTGCCGGGTAATTCCGGGCGGAAGAATTACTTCACTTTCCCCGTTACCCACCATATTGTAAATTGAGATGCGGCATGTCTATGAACCGAAGCAGCCAGGCATCATGTTCCGATTCTTCGGTCTTTTTCCAAAAAAATGCTTTTATGCAGGAAGAAAAAAACAACGGCACAGCCACAGTTGTGCCCGCCGGTGAGCTGATGAACCTATTCTCAGCCGCACAGGAGAGTTACCAGGAAGCGCAGATACGAACTGCGGAAGAAAACAAAGGATTTTCCAGAACAGAATTTTTTAAACTTGACAAGCTCGGCACGTACAGGCTGCGCATACTCCCGGCCATCCCGTCAGCGGACGGAACCATTGACCGCAAGAGCTATGAGTGCCCGGTACACCAGATGCTGCTTGAGATCCAGAAGCCCTCTTCGGGAGGCAAAGCACAATCCGTTTATGTCAATGCGGTACGCGCCACCGATGCGGGACTTCCGGTTGACATCATCGACACCTACCGGAAAGCGGCGGTGGCGGCAGCCAAGGAGGCGGGCGACGAGAAGCTGGCCGAGAAGATCGCGGGCGGCAACTATGGCGGTGGACTGAAATACTCCTACGCACACTGCGCCTACATCTTTGACCTGAACGAACGCGCCAAAGGGGTGCAGTTGCTCACGCTAAGCCATTCGCAGTACAAGGAGCTGGACGACCGCAAGTTCAAGCTGTGGCAGAAGAAGCTGGCCAAGAACCCGGGCTACCCGTGCCCCATCTCTTCGATAAAGGATGCCTATCCGGTGGAGATCGAAAAGAAGAAGAACGGCCAGAAGACCGAGTATGTTATCTCCATTGACAACGAATCCGACACTGACGAGCTATCCATCGAGGAACTGACCGCGCTCATGAACACCCCGCGACTGTCGGAAGCGGTGGTGCGTTACAGCCGTTATCAGTTCGGTGCTACCATCGAGTTCCTGAAACAATGCGACGTCAAGTACGGCTTGCAGATAATGGATACGGACGAGATGAAGGAAGCCATTGCCCAACTGGAGAAAGCGATTCCCAAGACGGATACAAGCTCGTTCTCCTTTGACAAGCGCAGCAAGGACGACAAGGAAACTGAGGAAAGCGGCGCGTTGTCCCTTGACATGCTGTTCGACCGCTTTGACGCGCTACAGGAGCAGTCGATGGGTGACAAGACCGAAGGCGGACAGGAACTGCGCGGAATGATACGCACCTTTATCGAACAGGAGAAACTGGACATCCGGGTGACCCGCACCACTACCAATGCGGCACTGCTGGAGATGATCGAGAAGGAGATGCAGGGACCGGGGGAAGAACCGGAACCTTCCGCACCTTCGACAGATGCCGGCGAGCCCGAAACTCCGGTAGAAGAATCCGCCGCACCCACGGCGGCAGCGTCTGAAGAACCTACGCCCAGACGCCGGAGATAAGCGATAATTTTTCCATCTGTAAGGGAGAGGCAAATGCCTTTCCCTTCCTAACTTATACCCTTATGAATCAACATCAACCCTGTATGTTGTTGCTCAACGACATACATATATCCAAAGACAACATCCCCGATTTTTCCCTGAACTGGAACGAAGCGCTATCACACTGCAAGCGTCTGGACATCCATACCATCGTACTGGGCGGAGACTTGTTCTTTTCACGCTCATCACAGACGCTGGATGTGCTACTGGCTGTACATGATGCCTTATTAGCTGCCCGGAACATGAACATAGATGTCATTCTTGCCAATGGCAACCATGATTTAGTGAACCAGGAAGCCATACGCGGTTACTGCCATGTCTACGACCAACACGACAATGTGCTGGTGATTGACGAATACCATACCCTTTCCAACCCGGAGTGGAGTTTCATGCTCCATGTCATACCGTACTTTCCGGAAGACGGAAGCTTCACAGAGAAGCTGGATGAAGTCATTCAAAATGAGGTAAGCACCGGCAAGCTTAACTACCTCTATATCCATGAAGGCGTCAATGGCGCACTTTCCCGTCCCGCTGAAAATGAACTGCCGGCAAATATCTTCGGTGACTTCGACAAGGTATTTGCAGGCCATTACCACAACCGTTGCACCGTGGCTCCCAATATCGAGTATATCGGCTCGGCGCGCCAGCATAACTTCGGTGAAGACGAGGAAAAAGGCTATACCGTCCTTTATGCCGACGGTACGACCGAATTTATAAAGAACCGTGCCAACAAGCGCTATATGGTGCTCGATGTCCCGGATGACAAGGTGGACATTCACCTGACCGACCATCTGGAGGAACTCAGGGAAGACGGCAGGTACAAGGTAAAGGTACGTGTCCACTCGTCCCTCGCCGGTGCAGCCGCCATTGACAAGGATAAATTACTGGAAGCCGGAGCGGGCAAGGTGGAAGTCGTTGTCGCGGAACTGCAAGCCGTCCGGTCTGCCGATGCGGGAGTACTGGAGAAGTTTGACGGCGGAAAGATACGCGATAACTACCGCCAATTCTGCACGGAGAAAGGAATCAGTGATTGCCTGGGATTGTCTTACCTTAAACCGGACGCGTCATGTGGAAACTAAATAAGATCACCGCAGAGAATATCTGCTCGTTCAGCAACCTGCATTACGTACTGGACCAAGGCGTTACTACATTAGTATTCGGGCACAATCTGGACAATGACAGCCAGGGCTCCAACGGTTCGGGCAAGTCCGCATTGATAGAGTGCATCGCTACCGGCATCACGGGCAGCCCGTTGCGCAAGGTCAAGAATGAGGAAATTATCAATGATGCCGCCGATGAGTGCAGCATTCAACTGGAGTTCTTCAATGACACTTCGGATGAGGTCTTTACCATTTTGCGACGCATCCTGCGTAAATGCGGTTCCACGGTAGAGTGCCGGATTGAACGTGAAGGCAAGGCTGTGACAACCGATGAAGCGGTATGTCCCGGTATAGATGCCTATAACAAGTATATCCTTGAGAAGTTGGGCATTACCAAAGACGAACTCTATAATAACTATCTTCTTTCCAGACATAAATACCAGGACTTCCTTTCTTCTTCCGACAAGGACAAGAAGGAAATCATCAACCGCTTTTCCAATGCCAGCCTTGTGGATATAGCCATGGAGAAGGTACTGGAAGACAAGAAGCCGGTGGATGAAGCGTTGCGCAAGGCGGAACTGGAAGTTGCCGGGCTGGACGGGCGCATTGAAATGCTGGCTGAACAGATTCTCAAAGAAGAGGATTCGGCTCAGGAAAAAGCACGCACGAAAGCCCAAAGGCTGGCGGATATGGAAAAGAGCATCGCCGGGAAGCGTTCCCTGATACGGGACTGCAACGAAGAGTTGGAAATCCTGAAAGCTTCCTATCAGGGGATTGAAAAAGCGGACAAACAGATGCAGGAACTGGAAAACGGCGAATCCTCCATCGGGGAGTGCCTGAAAGAAGTCACCGCCCTGCTCTCTCCCCTGCAATGCGGTTCATTATCGGACTGGAACGGGATAATAACGGACAAGAAAGGCAGGATTGAAAAACTGAACGGGGAGCTTTCCGTTTGGGACACGGCTTTGGAGGAAGCGGAAAAGAAACTGCAAGAGGTAACACGGATGCGCAGCTCCCTGCTGGAAGAATACCGTGTCTTCTTTGAAAACTTTAAAGTAAAATCGGACGGATACGATGCAGAACTGGAGCGCATGGATAAGGATATAACAGCTCTTACCGGCCGTATCACTGAACTGGGCAAGCAAAGGGCTACTCTTACATCCGCTATTGAGAACCTGAAGAACAAGCTGGCGGGGACAATCGTTTGCCCGGCCTGCCGCCACCCATTCATTTTATCAGATGAAAACTTCGATGTACAGGCTGCCCGTAAACAGGTGGAAGACAACGAGACGGAAAAGGGAAAACTGGACAACCTGCTGACGGATTGCCGCAAACAATCGGAAAGCATTGAAGAATCGGAGAAGGATATACGTACAAGCAAGCGTGCCCTTGCCGGACAGAATACCGCCTGGGAGGAAAAGCTCCGGCAATCGGAAAAGTCCGGACGGGAAGCCTTGGGGATGCAGGAAGACGCCAGCCAGGGCAAGGAACGGATTCTCCGTTCGATAAACGCCATGCAAACCGAACTGGACGGCATCCGCCGCAAGCTTTTTGACGAGGCGTTCTCATTCCTGGACGACGCTTACAGAAACGTCAAGCGGGAGAGCGACAACCGGAAGGAAGACATCAAAGCGGCGGAGAGCGCCATTCTGGTGCTGGAAAATACGATAAAGGAATTGAAGGAGTCTTCGGACGGCGATATTCTCGTCTCCCTGAAAGCCTCGCTCAAAGAGTACCGGAAGCGGTCATCGGCAGCGGTTGCCGCATTGGACAAGCTGGAGAAACAGTCCGGAGAACTGATGCGCCAGGCGGAAGTCTTTTCACAGTTCAAGTCCTACCTTGCCAATAGCAAGATCGCGGCGCTGGCACAAGTTACGAACGAGTTCTTAGAGAGCATCGGCAGCGACATCCGCCTGCAACTCTCCGGCTTTACCACCCTGAAATCGGGAAAGGTACGCGAGAAAATATCGGTCAGCCTGTTGCGCTCCGGCATGGACTGCGGCTCTTTCGACAAGTTCTCCGAGGGGGAAAAGTGCCGGGTGAACCTCGCCACGATCCTTGCCATGCAGAAACTGGTGAACGGGAACTGCGAGGGGGACAAAGGGCTGGGCCTGATCGTACTGGATGAAATATTATCTCCGGTGGATGAGGACGGGCTGGCAAGCATGTTCGGAGCCCTGAACAAGTCCGGCATCACCGCACTGGTCGTATCGCACGGGAACATCAGCGAAAGCTACCCTTACAAGCTCATTATCAACAAACAGGATGGCAAATCCTATATCAATCACCCAAACCAATAACCACTATGAAAAAAGAAAAACCAAAAGCCGAAGAACTCAGGCGGGAGCATATACTGGCTCTCGACGTGGCTACCCTTTGCGGCTATTACAGCGTGCATGAATCCGGCACGTGGAACTTCACCGAAGGCAAGCACCGAAACGACAACAAGCAACACCTCGCACTGAAGAACACGCTGACGGACTTTATCGTCAAATACGGCATCCGCCGGATTGTGACCGAGAACGTGTCGGTAAACAAGCACTTCTTCGACATGCGCAAGCTATCGGAGTTCCGGGGCGTATTGCTCTGCGTCTGTGACGAGCTGGATCTGCCCGAACCGGAGTTCATCAACCCGAAGGCGCTCAAGAAGTTCGCCACGGGCAACGGGAATGCCGGGAAACAGGAGATGGTGCAGGCTTACGTGCAGCGTTTTGGTCGGCAACCGCTGGATGACAACGAGGCGGACGCCGCCTGGCTATACCACTATTACATCAGCAAATACCGTATCAACTAAACCTTGGACATCTATGCAGAACAACCTTTATTTCAATGAATTGACAGCTACAGATTATATTCTGAAACTTAGCGGCTGTCACGATGGGGAAGGCAAATAGCTCGCCTTACCTGACGGATGAAGAGTCCGTACGCACCCGCACGGCCCTGTTCCATAAATACGTTTACCCGTACCGGAACCTGATCTACCACATCTGTATCAGGCAGACCCGTGACAAGGAGAATATCGACGACAACTACAACGAAGTGCTGATAAACTTCTTCAAATATGTCAGCTCTTATGACCCCCGGCGGGAAATAAAGACGTGGCTTTACGCGATTACCGTCAGGATGCTGGCGGACCTGGAACGGAAGAACAACCGGTTCACCCGCGAAGGGGACGTGGGGGCGATGAGGATGGAACAGCTTCCCGATACACCCTGTACGGAAAGCATAACGCTCGAAAACTACCGGGACATGCTCGGCGATGAAGTGCTGGGAGCCCTGAAAGAAATCGGACCCCTGTACAGCGAGGCGCTCCTGTTGCAAGTGGAAGGATACAAGCTGGAAGAGATAACGGACATACTCTACCGGAGGGGATGTCTCAGGACAAGGAGTGTTGAAACGACCAAAAGCAGGATTTTCCTGGCAAAGAAGAAACTTAGAGAAAGGCTTACAAGAGATGGAAAACGAAAAGAAAACTAAAGAGATGATGAAGGTGTTCGCCTTCCTGATGAACCGGGTGTATCCCGGCTTTGCTTTTCCGGGAGGCGCCGCTTCCCGGCGGGCTGTGGCTTCCTGCCTCCGCTCCCTGGAAAGCTCCGGGCAGCCGGACGCGGAGCGCATGGTGGACTTCTGCGTCTGCCAGGTGTATGCCCTTTCCAACTTCGGGGAGGAATATAAGAACCGCTGGAGGGTGACCCATTCCTTCGGGAAAAAGGCACTCAGGCGTTACGCCGAATCCAAGCGGGAGGTGCGCTATTACGAGGACAAGTGGTTATACGGGAATGAGTTGAGCCGGGAGTTGCTGTGCGAGCTCATCCGTGACCGCACCTTCCACCCGCAGGCAAAGTTCATCTATCCACGGTATGAGGACCGGACGAAGAAAAGGCTGGTGGGGACGGCGTTAGGATATTACATCTGCGGCGCTTCCACGCTTCTGTGGACTCCCTTTTCCCCCGTTTGCACCGACTGTCCGAAAGCCGCCGCCTGTGAGCAAAGGACCCGTACCGCCTATCCGGAACTCTACCGTATCCGTGTGGAAGAATTTAAAGCGTCCCTGAAATGATGAAGGACGGAATGAACCCGATGTCCGTGGAGTTCCTTTACGAGCTGTTCGCCACCGCCCTGCACTCAGAGATGATCTGCGGGGTGGTGGCAAGGCACGTGAAGAAGGAATACCTGCCGGACAGGGCGTTCCAGAAAATACTCCTGGCCATTTCCACCCATTACCGGAATTATAAGGAACCGCCCTCGTATGCGGTGCTCAGCCAATTATTCAACGGCGACTACGATACGATGGAACTGGTGAATACCTTTCAGGAAAGCGAGGGTGAGAAGAACTCGGAAGTATTGCTGGATATGCTGGAAGCCTATATCAAGGGGGTGCGCTTGCAGATGACCTACTCGGAAGTAGGCAAGCTGTACAACCTGAACAGGCAGCCGGAGGCGGAGGGGAAGCTGAAGGAGTACGCGGAGTGGTTGTCGGGCTTTACACTCAAGGCCACCGCCTTTGTGAACGTGGCGGAGACATTTACACAGCGTTTCTACCAGAACCGGCAGAAGGACATTGACAACCGGAACTCCCCGCTGGCTCCCGTTACCCGGTTTTATATCCCGGATCTGGATGTAATGAACAGCGGCAGGAACCTGCGGGGGCAACTAACTTGCTTCCTTGCCAGCACCGGCGTGGGCAAGTCGCATCTTGCCAAGCATATAGGTATCCGTGCCAACATTGACGACGGCCTGCATGTGCTTCATTTCCAACTGGAAGGCAGCGAGGAAGAGGCGCTGGACGCATACTCGGGAGGGCTTATCAGCAAGAACGCTTTCTACTATGAACGCGGCAGGATATCGGATACGGAGATGAAACACTTCGAGCAGCAGGTGGCGGCTTATAAGGGCAGCATCACCGTCCGTTCCTTCCCACGGTTCAATAGTAGAATCTCCACGCTGGATATCAAGAACGGGATAGCCGAATACAGGAAGCTCAATGCCCGCTCACCGGACATTGTGATTATTGACTCAATGGACTTGCTGACGGATGCCAGCCGGAGAAACTGGGGGGAAGACCACGAACGGAGCAAACGCATCGCCGTGGCGAACGACCTCAAGGACCTAGCGGCGGACGAAAAGGTCTGGATGGTGGTAACCTACCAGGCGACGATTGAAAACAGGGACTGGCTGAATGACGAGAAAAACGTGCTCACAGAATACAACTGCTCGGAAAGCAAAGGGCTCGCACGCCCCTGTACGCACCTGATCTCCATGAACCAGTCCTCGGCGGAAAGAAAAGAGAACGTGATGCGCCTGCATGTCGCCAAAGCCCGGTTCTTCAAGAAGGGGGAAACGGTGAAGATAGCCACCGATTATGACAACGAGGTATTCTATGACGCGCGGCGGAGTATGAACTTGAAAAGGTAAAACGAATATGGCGCTGTCCTTAAACGATACGGAGTTTCTCATCCGGGAGATTACCAAAGAACTGGATGCAAAGGCGGACGGTGCGGGAAAAAACCTGATTGCCCGGTGCCCCCGTTGCGGGAAAGAAGGAAAGTACGGTGTCTATGTAGGCAAAGAGACACAGCGGAAGAAGCCGTTCATGTCGCACTGTTTCAGTTGCGGATGTTCGACCTACACGCTGGAAGCATTGCTGGACTTTATAGGCAGGCCGGATTTGATGGTGGCTCCTACGGCTGACATTGACGCCCGGCTGGATACGAACCTGCTGTTCCCGCTGGAGGAAGGTGAAGAGATAGACGACGCGCTGGGCGTGGTGGAACTGCCGGACTTTTACCGGAGATGCTTTACCCACCCTTATCTGAAATCCCGTGGGTTCACCTTCGATGACTACGAGTATTTTCCGGTGGGAACGACAAGGGGGCTCAACTTCCGCTACGATGATTATGTCGTCTTTCCCATTATTGACGAGGGTGATGTGGTGGGATACGTCTCACGCCACACTTGGAACAAGGACGAGATAGACAGGCATAACAGCCGGGTAAGGCGCAAGGGCGGATACCGGATACTGCGTTTCAGGAACTCTACGGAGAACGACTTTGTAAAGCTGCTCTATAACTATGATGCGGTAATTGAAGGCGTTACGGATACGGTAATCATCACGGAGGGGATATTCGACGTGATAGCATTAACAAGAAAACTGGAAATCTATGACAATAAACATGTGGCCGCGGTCGCCACCTTCGGAAAGAAGATATCCCGCACGCAGATTTACAAGCTGCAATGCAAAGGGGTAAAGACCGTAATACTGGGTTACGATGGAGACGCTGTTGAAGCCATAAAGAAGACAGCCGGTGAATTGAACGCTTACTTCCGGGTATTTATTGCCGACATACCGGATGCAGGAAAAGATTGGGAGGACCTCGGGGATGAAGAGATATACGGCATATTCTCTTACCGGTTGAGGACTCCCGCCGAGTACCGACTTTTAAAAGTTCAGGAATTAAAATGAAAGAACTAATCAAATGGCTGGAAGCCAACAAAATCAAGTATCGACAGATAGACAATGAAGTAGTGGAGATGGAAGGATTGGGAAAGCTCTATGTGGCTGACCTGACGGAGGTGAGATCGGTGTTCCGGGTGACCGGTGAAGACATCCGGTTCAACCTGATGGAGAGCCCGGAGGTACTGGTTGCCGAGGGGATATTCCATGTGGCGTTCCCGTTCGGGGACAACTGGTATTATTATAACCTGACCGAAGGGTTCCGGTTTAATATCCTCAAGTATGCGGGAGTACGGCAGCCTTGTAAAATGCAGGTACCTTTCGCGAATCTGGGCGTGCATACACCTTTTGAGTTGCTCAACGGTAGCGGAAGCATTGCCGACTGGGTACGGAAAGCGAAGTATCTGGGGCATACGGCACTGGGTATCTGTGATAAAAACACAATGGCGGCCACGCTGAATCTACAGAAGGAATGTGCGGCACAGGGAATGAAGCATGTATTCGGATATACGCTGGAAATGGAATACGAAGGGGAAAAGATAGGGATGAAAGTCTATGCGCAGACACAGCGGGGAATGAGGAACCTGTTGCGCATCCAGAAGGAAATCATGGTGGACTCGGACAACCGGACGCTATCGCTTCAAGGACTGCTCACCCACGGGGAAGGCAATGTGCTGGTGCTGGGAAAACTCGCTTCCTACTGGATGAAGAAGAACCCGCATATCCTGGGAGCGATGGGGATTGCATTTGAAAAGGTGTTCTATCAGGTGGATTTGAGCGAATACAAGGCTGAACGTATCGACGTGGAAGTCCTGAAAGCTACCAAGTTCTTTTTTGATAATTTCTATGACCTACAGACCGGCTCATTTCAGATCGAACCCATTCTGCTTTGTGACACGTATTATCTGGACAAGGACGATGCACGCAACAAGATTATCCTCAATAAGATAGCTACCGGGGCGGCCCACCGGCAAAGTGACGACCAGTATTTCAAGGATATAGACGAACACTACGCACTGTTTACTTCTCTCTTTGACGGGAATAAGTGGGAGCTGGACAGCCTGTTCAGGGGGATGTGCGCCCATACGGTAGAAATTGCCGAGGGGGCGGTTGCCCGTTATGAGACGGACAGGAACTTCATGCCGCAGTACGATATGACTGACAAGGAAAAACAGAGGTACGGTAACAGGCACCGGATGTTCCTTGAGTTGCTGGAGGAAGGATTCAGAAAGCTGGTTCCCGCCGGACAGGAAGATGAGTATCGCAAACGGCTGGACTACGAGGTGTATATCCTTGAATCCACCAATAATGTGGACTACATTCTGAATCAGTATGATACGGTGAACTGGGCACGGGAGAACGGTATTCTTGTGGGCTGTGGCCGTGGTTCGGCGGGCGGTTCACTGGTACTCTACCTGCTGGGTATCACACTCATTGACCCGATTAAATACGATTTGATTTTCGAGCGTTTCCTGCTGCCTGAACGTGCGGGGCTTTATCCGGATGAGGTGACGATCATTGTTGGCGGACTGGAATCCACAAAGATCGTGCATGTCACCTTAGCCAATGGCAAAGAGTATGTCTTTGACAAGGACGCCAAGTTCCGGGTGATGCGGGAAGGACGCAGCATGATAGTCTATGCCGACGAGTTGAAGCTGGGCGATGACATCATCTTTGATAACAGGGATTTGGTATGGACACTTAATGAGACGGTTTATGGTTGTTAAGAGTGTGGAATTTAAACAGACACAGATACCGGTTCAGGCTTTGGATTGCCTGACCGGTAACGGGTTCAGACAAGGAGACGGCGGAAGTCTACCGGATATTGATACCGACTTCGCTTCGAACAGGCGTCAGGAAGTAAAGGAATACCTGGAGCGTCGTTATAATATGAACGGAAAACAGCGTGTCTTCTCTGCCGGGACTTACTCGACAATGAAACTGAAAGCTGCAATAAAAGACGTGTGCAGGGTATATAAAGTCCCTGTCAGTTATGTGAATTATATTACCGCCATTTTCGAGGATGACAACATGAGTTGGACAGACCTGTTCATGTTTGCGACAACCAATAAGAAAGTAAACAAGTTCGTACAGGATTACCCGCAGGTGATTGAGGACATACGGGGACTGATGGGGCAACCGCGTTCGGCTTCCGTACATGCTTCGGCAATCATTGTTACACCGAACTCAAAGGACGGTGAGGATATGGAGTGCTTCGATTTTACTCCCATCAAGAAGGTGGACGATATTCTGGTATCGGAACTGGACGGGTATTCCATTGATGAAACGGGATTGTTGAAGAATGACTGTTTGGGCATCAAGGAACTTGCCAAGATACAGTCGGTCATAGATGAAAGTAACCGTGTGTATAATGCAGGCATCTCTTTTGAAGGGCTCGTCCGCAGCGGACTGGATGATGAGAAAACCTACCGGATACTCGCCAAAGGGTACACCCAGAACGTTTTCCAGTTCAGCTCCGCAGGAATGACCAAGTTCCTGATGGATATGCAACCGGACTGCATCAATGATTTGATTGCCGCCAATGCCTTGTATCGTCCGGCTACACTGGAATCGGGTTCTACTCAAAAGTATTTGGATTGTAAAAGAGGTGAAGTGGCTCCCGTATATCTGTGGGGAACTTATAATGCGCTAAAAGGTACGTACGGGCAATTAACATATCAGGAAGACCTGGCGCAAATGGCGAGGGAAATAGGTGGCTTTTCATTGGGAGAAGGTGTAAATCTCGTTAAGTATATATCAAAAAAGAAAGTCGAAAAAATTCATGCAATGAGGGATAAGTTTATGTCGGGAGCTCACGAAAAGGGATGCCCGAAAGAAGACGCAGACCTCATTTGGGATATGATTGAGGCGGGCGGTTCCTATATTTTTAACAAATCGCACGCAACGGCTTATGCCATCACATCGTATGTAGGTGCCTGGCTGAAAGCCAATTACCCGACTGCCTTCTACACCATCGCCCTGCAATGGGCGGATGACAAGGAACTCCCGCTTATCATGTCGGAAATGGAAGAATGCAGTTCTGCCAAGGTGGTGCCGCCCGATATTAACACCTCAGCCGAAAAGTTCTTCACGGATTACCGGACGAATGAAATCTTCTGGTCGCTGGGTAAGATAAAGATACTGGGAACCAAAGCGGTGCAATACATCATTGACGAGCGCACCAAAGGCGGTCCGTTTAAATCAATCGAGAACTTTATACACCGTATATTCAAATACAAGCTGAAAAAGTACGAATACTGGGATGATGCGGATAATGAGCAGGAGGCCGTTAGGGTTCCCGTCAATGCACGTCACGTAAAGAACCTGATTCTTGCCGGTTGCTTCGATAAGGTAAGCAATATCAGTGCCGTTGTGGAAAGGTATTCGATACTGGATAAGGCGGCTACGGAACTGGGATTCAAGATTCCCACCGGTGACTATCCCGACCACCTGATTAACCAGCATTACTTCTGGAGTATGCAGCAGATCGAGGTCTGTGGCATCGGGCGGATTGACTACAAGCGGATATATGATAACTCCTATTGCCGCCACCAGTTCAAAGGGCGGGCATCCTATTCTACCGTACATAACGCGCTCCTGTCCGGAAGCGAAGGAAAGAAGGTCGCCCTTTGCGCGACTGTTACGGAAATGGAGGAAATCTCCTACAAGGACAAAAAGACGGGAGAAAGGAAGCACCTCTGCAAACTGCATCTCCAACAGAACAACGACCTGATAAAGCTCGTATGCTGGAATGACTTCTACATAGAGAATAAAACGGAACTCCAGGATATAAAAGGTAAGATTGTCATCGTATCGGCAATCGTCAAGTACAATGACTACAGCGGAGGCAACAGCCTGAATACCTACAAGACTTCCCGGCTATTCACACTTAACCAATCATCAGAAAATCAAATAAACCAAGAAGATGGCAGCACCAAAAAATGAACCTAAGATATATACAGGCATCGGACTGGACTTCGAGACGTCCGGGCTGGATTGTGTGAAACATGCCTGTACCCAGTTGGCTATGCAGGCAGTACGTTTCGACACGTGGGAAATATTCGACAGCTATGTGAAATATTTCAAGCCGTATCCGAAGCAGGACATCGGCGGGACACCTAAACGTAAGGTTCTCCGAACCAAGCAGGAACTGGAACAGGAAGAGCTCAAGCTGATGGAATACCAAACAGAAGCGCTTACTTATTCAGGAATCACCATGGACACCTTATATAATCAGGGTGTAGACTTGAAAGAGATTGCCCGTGACGTCATAGACTTCGGAAAGAAGGCGACCCTTACTAATGGCAGACAGACCAAGCCTGTACTTATCGGGCAGAATATCACCTTCGATATCGGCTTCGTTCAGCAACTCATGTGCTATGCCGGACTGATGAAGGAGTTTGAGAAGGTCTTTGCCGGAAGCTATGATTTCCACGGGAACTTTCAGCCTAAATACATTGATACCATTGATTTAGGACGGCTTGCCCTTGCGAATGACCCGACAATGACATCCTACAAGCTTGAACTGATTGCCGGGCGGTTGGGCATCGAGCTGGATGATGCGCATGATGCGGGCGCGGATGTCACAGCGACCTTGAACGTGGCTATCGTTTGCTCCAACCGGCTAAGGAATAACAACGGCACCGGGGCGAATCTTCAGAGAGCGGAAAAAACACGGTTACACTTTAAAATCTAAGCGATGGAAGAGGAAGAAAAGACGGTTTCATTCAAGCCGTCGGAAAAAATGTTGTATGGCGTGCTGAATTATGACGGCAACGAACTGATGGCGACCATATCGGGGTATGACCTCTCTATCTCATTCAATATGAGGGTTATAAACTCTCTATCGGATGCAGAAAGTTGTGCAGACGCTTTGGCGAATGTCTTTTATGAAGCACTAATGGAACAATTAGCTGAAAAAAAATCTGCAATTTTTCAACCTAAACAGAACCAATGACCCCTATACCTTGATAAAGCACCGAAGTTCGGACTTATGCGCCGGACTTCTTACTCGAAACATAATGGAAAAAGAAACTAAAAAACTACCACTGACTGCACAGGAAGAACAGCTTTGCCAGCTTTTCATAAACGGGGGCATGAAGTTCGCCGGAAAACGCACTCCCTGTTACCGGGAAGTCTTCAAGGATGAATCGCCCAAAGCGTACGCAGCAGCATACAAGGTGTTTGCCCGCCCGCAGGTAATGGCACGCATCAAGGAGCTGGTGCAGGAAGTGGACAATGAAACAGAAACGCTTGCCATGAAGCTCCAGATTACCGAGACACTGAAAGCGGTGATGGAAGAAACGGCAGACGCTTCGTATACGGACAAGTTCGGAATCAAACTCTCACCGGCTCCTTTACGGGCGGTATCCGTCAATGCGGCAAGAACACTGATGGATATTTATCCGGTCAGGCACTCCGCTGATTCAAAAGGTAAGAATGAGGTGAGCAGCGGAGTGACGTTCAATGTCATCGTTCCGGTGCCGGTACAAATAACAAAGGAGGAAGACGGAGATGAAACTTGACCGTAGAAAAGTACAATGGACGGTCTATCTGATTCTGCTGATCGGGCTTGTTATCTATGGCTTGCGGGATTCGGAGGGGGCGGAAAGGCTTATCCGAGCCATCACAGACGCATTTGCTATTTTATTCAATAACTCAACCTAACCTAAACTGATGACACAACTAAGAGAATTTGTACTTAACAACTTCAAGACGCTGGCTATCGTGCTCTCATTCGCAGTGACAATGTACGTGCAGCACGTAACCAACATTCAAAGGATTAATGAATTGACACTCAGGTGCTCGTCGCTGGAACTCAAGATTGAAGACCAGTACGAGAAGATAGATGCCATCAAACTTGACAAGGCTGTCTTTGAGGCCACGATGACACAGTTTACATCCATGCGCTCTGACCTGAGAGAAATGCGCACGGATATTAAGGAACTACTAAAAAGCATGAGATGAAAATTTGGATTGCAACAGCCTGTCTCTTTTTCTCCCTTCAGGCAACCCCCGATAATTTATTCGAGGATGCTGTACGGCTGATTAAAAAGTACGAAGGTTGGCACCATGCACGCGACCAGCCTTATGTGGGCTACGGACACCGGTTATTGCCGACTGACACCTTTAACTCTGATATATCGGAAAGTTTCGCAGATTCGCTTCTGCGCAGTGACCTGAAAAAGAAATGTGCTGTATTCCGGCACTTTGGGGCTGACTCCCTTTTACTTGGAGTGCTTGCCTTTAATGTCGGGGAGAGTAAGGTTCTTCGCAGTAAACTGGTTCGGAAGCTGGAAGCGGGTGACCGGAATATCAAAGGAGAGTATCTGTCTTTCAGGATGTACAAGGGCAAGGTCGTCCGGTCTTTGGAACGAAGACGGGAAGAAGAATATGAATTACTAAAATCAAATATCGAATAATATGTCTGAACTTATAAAAATTATCGAAAAAGAAGACGGCAGAAGAGCTGTATCAGCAAGAGAACTGCATCTGTTTTTAGAGAGCAAGCGAGACTTCTCACACTGGATGAAAGATCGTATCGTAAAATATGGTTTAATAGAAAATATTGATTATCAAGCTTTACACTATGACTACCTTGGTAACTTATTGAATATCAGACGTGACAAATTTGGCGAGTCTGAAAATCAGCATGTTAGTAAAATTGAATATGTGCTTTCAATTGATGCAGCCAAAGAGCTTTCAATGGTAGAGGGTAATGAAAAAGGTAAAGAAGCCCGCAGATATTTTATCACTTGTGAAAAGATTGCTCTTGAGAAAAAAGCATCTTATTCTCCGGCTGAACTTTTGCTACATTCTGCCCAGATTCTCTTGGAACAGGAACGAAGAACAAAAGCTATTGAAAATAAGGTGAATCAAATAGAAGAAAGAACAATTACTGATTTGAAACATAGTACAGTGGTAGCTTATGTAACACGAAATAAGATATGCCTTGACTTTAAACGTTATTCAGTTATTGGAGCAAAGGCGAGCAGACTATGTAAGAAACGGGGTCTTCAAATTTCAAAAGTGAATGATGTACGTTTCGGAACTGTAAATGTCTATTCAGACGAAATACTCGATGAAGTATTTGCTACTGAAAACAACCAGTTTAAATCTAAAGAAAAATGATTAAAGAAAACGACATCGTAGTAATTAAGCCCTCAGACGAGCTTTCATTAATGAGACTGAATGATCTGGCAGGCAGAGAGGCGACAATCAGACAAGACCTCACATCTATCGGACGCCTGAATAAAGGCTATATGGTAGAACTGACTGAACCCTACCTGAATGAAGTAGATTGGTTTATTCCACAGGACTCCATTGATGATGATGAAGATTAACCTGAATAAAATTCTTCTCCTGATTGCCCTGGGACTTGGGGTAACAACTTACACCTTATATAACTGGGGCAACAGGATGAAAGAAGAGAGGAATACCTACCGTAGCAATACACATGCGTTACTTGCGGATGTAGAGCATGTCCGGATGGATTCGGCAATGATGGCATCCACTATTCAGGTTCTCAACCTATCACTGGATGAATTTGAAAAGTACCGGGCGGAAGATGCAGCAACCATTAAGAAGATGGGGGTACGCATCAAAGACCTGGAAGCTGCCGGAAGGCACGATGTGGAAGTCAATGCTCCGGTGGATGCTACAGTGAAAGATACGACAGTCGTCAGAGATACTACAACAATTATTGTAAAGGCGGTGAAGATGGATACGCCATACCTTAAACTGAACGGTATCATTGAAGACAATTATCTGAAAGGAAACATCCACTTACCGGTGCATCTGCATCAAGCATTTTGGGTAGAATACAAACACCGCTTTCTCTGGTGGCGATGGAAAGTAAAAGCAATACACCAGACAATCTCAAGCGACAATCCGTATGTCGAAATTAAGTATACGGAGATCATTAATTTAAAGAATTAATCTTATGTTATTCAGAAAATCATTCCAAACCCAAATCAACGGTGCAAACCGGGTATTCACAGCAACAGTAGAGAAGTTGAAAAACATTCAGGCGGACATCACTGCCAGAGTTGAAAAGAATCACGCTAAAGTTCAGAAGCTAACCAGCGAGAACGAAGAGCTGGAAGACATGAAAGCCAAAGCAGGACGACAAATCGAAGAAATCAGTAAATTCATTATCTAATGGCAGAAATAGATTGCTACGAGCACCAGCTATTCGATGCAAGGTGGCTCAACGGTTACAGCATTCCGTACTACAATACGCATATCAACAAGTATTACGCCAAGTCCATTTATGATGGTAACATCGTAAAGCGGTCTTATAGTGATACATTGTGGGAACTGAGACGGAAGATGAGAAATTACCGATAAAGGTTTAAGGGGCTTCTCAAACAGATGCCCCATTCTCAATATAGGATTAAGATTTCCCATACTTTCTAAAAGCCGAAACCACTTGAAATATTCCATAAGCTATTGCCACTTTACCTAATAAAAAAAAGACTGTCCCTAATATAAGACTAAGATTTGAACTATTCATTTGATAAAGTTCGGCTAACTCATTTAATCCATCTGGCAACCACAAGTATTGTATAGCAGTGTTCCAGTAATTACTGTCAAATAAAAGCCATATACAATTCTCTTGGAATGGAAATGCAATTCCTTCCTTAGACATAATAAAAACGGAATAGCATAAATGCCAAACAATAACAGTAAATAAAACACCTGTTATCCAACTTAGTCCAAAATTATTTGAAAGCCTGTTCAAATTAAGCAAGATCAGATCACTACATGTCTTTTCCCCTAGTTTTAAAGACTTTCTATATGCATTCATCTCATTAGATTTAAAGATTAGTGCGTGAGGGCGATTCATGTTTTCTTCCATACAACATTTCAATTGCCTAAAAATTTCTTTCTGTTTTCTCCAATAATTAACGTTCTTTGGAGTTTCTTGGATATTTAACTTTTTTGCATCAAACCAGTGAACATTGATTATGGTTAGATTTATCAGGACACTAGCCTCTATCTTTATGTTATTAAAAGAATTAAGATCACAGTTTAGGAAAGACGTGTTCCCGAGA